CCATACGAGAACGAATTGAAAGTACAGACCGATCTGTACCGCAAATTGCAAAATATTGCGGGTTATTTGACCTCCGAATCAGACGTAGAGGAAGGTATTTTGCGCTATCGTGTACAGTCTTACTACCGCGAGGACGTCTTGCGGTTTTTGCAAGGCCGCCCTTAGGGGCAAATGAAGACTTGCCTGAGGGAAACCGGATGGCGGGAATGTTAGTGTCGCCGCAGGACGATCATCTCCTGCCAGCGGCACTAACATCTCGCCCTGAATCAAAGACCTTTCCTGCTCTCCCGCGACTAACAATCGCCGGATAATAGCGCTTAGCGTAAATTGCTGTTTGCTAGTCGGAATGATGCTCGATGGGTGAGATGTGGAGAATGCGGACCTGCGCCGACATCAGGTTGATCCACGACTGGCTGCCGGCATCCTCGAAGACATTTTTGTAGACCAGCGCATCCCACCCATGGCCGTGCAACAGGTCGATCAGTTTGGCGGTGCCACCTGCTGCATTGGTGGCGGACGGCGCGGCGGCAGCGTAAATCGCATCGCGCTCGACAGCAGAGATTTTCTTAACCGTATAGTGCAACAGATCGGTGATGTTGCTCCACGTGTGGTTGGCGCTGCGCTGTTTGCTGGTCAGGTCGCGAATGCGTAACGGATGCGACGCGCTTAAAACCACCTCATAGAGATACATCGTGCGCGTGTGGTAGACAGTGTTGCCCGCGCGCTGCAATGCAGCGGCGCGACTGCCGAAATGGGTCAGCGGCGCGAACTGCTGGATCGCGTGCGGCGAGGCATGGAAGAGCGTCACAGCCTTAGTCTCGGTGACTGTCGCCGCTTCGGCGATGATGTCTGACCACTTCATATCAGAATGACCATGACCGTCCGTTATCGGGCGCTTCGAGAGTGACGGACACATTCGGACCGTACAGGCGGACGATCGCCGGATGCGATTTAATCCATTGGCCAGCCTGCTGCGCCTCCTCATCCGTCCAATCATCCGGGCAATCGTTCATGACCACGTAGGTTTCGCCCAAATGCAAATCGCTACCATCGACGTGGAAGAACGCCGCGACGTCACTGTGGGTCGCGATGTAGCTTTCCCACACCAACAACACCCCGTCGTCGAGTAGGCCGCGCACGTCGTGGCCAGACGCCCTAGCGCGGAAGCGCAGGAACTCGCCACGCGATGGATTCTCCAAGACGACGATGTCGGTTTCGACGTCACTGTATTTCTGCTTGAACCGTCCTGTGTAAAACACGGTCTCAACGAGTTGCATAAGGTCTCGCATAGTCACGGCGGCATCCTCGATCAGATATCTGAAATATTTACTACAGCCACAACGCGTCGCCGGGCGTGGCGGTAAAGCCCAAGTTCTGCAACGTTGCCAGCACACGCTGAGGCGGCGCAGGAAAATATCTATCACCTGTGGGGGCAGGCCGCCTCCATTGCAGAGAGAGAGAGGCGGCGCGAACGCCGCCTCCTTCACGACTCCCCCGCCACATCAAACATGCTCCACGCGCCGGTGTTCGGCGGCTTTGGGGGTTTGCTGGCCCGCCGACGCCGTGGTTTCGCCACGACCTCCGGTACCGGGGCCGAACGCATGGTAACGAAGGCCGCTTCAGGTATCTCAGCAATCCCTTTGCGCCACAGCAACAACTGGCTCTTTGACACGCCGGTCATCTTCAAGACGCGCTCCTGCCAGCCGCGTGCAGGCAACGTGGTGAGCCCTAAGCGGTCGCACACGATCGCTGCAAACTCCTCCCAGCGGTTTTGGATGAGACCGGCCTTCGTGGCCTCCTCGCGCAGCTTCCCGCCGGCATTTTCGCGGAAGAATTTTAGCTCCTTCCGTAACCTTTCCACCTCCTCTTCAAGGCGGGCGATCACCCGTTCCGTGCGCGCGTGTCGCGCGCCCTTGATCTCGACGACAAAGTCACCGGGATGCGCACCGTGCTCCTTCATCCAAGCAAAGACTTTCGAGGCGGCGGCGTTGCGCACGCCGTCATTGTCCGTGTAGAGCGCCGCCAGCAGTTTCGCGTAACGCTCTGCGTCGGCACTCACTCGCCGGGCTCCACAACCGGGACCAGCCCCGACTGGCGCGCGATCATCGCGAGCAATTGATTGTTCTGGTGCCGCAAATAAGCAATCTCCTGCCGCAGTCCCTCGATCGTTTCTTCGCCCCGCTCGTTCTTTTCACGCGCGTAATCGAGTTCGTCATGCGAGGCGCGGAAGCCACGTTCGACCAGTTCCTGCTTGCGCCGTGAGGTGGTCGCCACCGCACGGAAGGCGTCCCGGATGGAGACCTCGGTGCCCTCGTAGCGAAACGCGTTCCGTTCCATGATCTTGTCCAATGTCGGCTTGGTGATCAGGCTGTGCGCGAAGTCGGGCTTGTCTTCATGATCTTCCAGCCGCTCGACGCCCTCGGCCCAGGCGGCGCGGGTGTTCTTGCTCGGAAAGATGACGGTGCCGAGCAAGGCGCGCTGGTCGTCGTTGCCCTCGGTGAGCTTGCGCACCGCCTGGGTTTCCATCGACTTGCGCTTGTTGAAGTCGGTCGTGTAGCCGCTCAGAGTCAGGTGATCTGCCAACGTGAACCGGCCGCGCTCGGCGCACTCATGCAGAAATCGTTCTATTTCTGTCATCCCGTCCTCCTGTTGAAACACGGCGCATGATTTCCGAGCCGTGACGCGCTGTCAAGCGAGACACGAGTTTCAACTCTTTTCAACCACGAGTTTGTGATGCTCACGCGGACGTGAGGTAGCCCCTTCCGCGACCGCCGGTCACCGACTAATATTCCGCCGGACCGTGGTCCAGTTGCTGGATCGTAATGTCGCTGGGCTGGGCTTGAAGGCCGGGTTCCCGCCCCTCGCTGCTCATCTTACTAGGCGCCGACCGGCGGGCGTGGCTTCCGCACCATATCCACATCACCCGTCTAGGGATCGCGGGTGCCACGGATCAGGCGAAAGCCGAACTGCCGGTAGTAGCGTTCGAGATGCGTGTTCCCGCCCATGACGGCAAGCGTGACGGACTTACCGTGTTGATCCGCATAGCGGCAGAGCGCTTGCAGGAACTTGGCGCCGTTGCCGGGCGGGGCGTTGCGATTGCGTTCAATCCAGCGCAAAACCATTTCCTGAGGCTCATCGAATATCTCAGCGGTCACGCCAATCGTGTCGCCTCAATGCTCCAGGTCTGCCGTTGACCGCATCTGAGGGACAGCCGCTGCTTCGTGCAAAATGATGTCTGACCACTTCATGATCTTCTATTCCATTAACTCTTCACGCATACGTCCGCGAGCTTGATACGCGCGTTCCACGCGCCGAGCACGTTATGGAACTGACCGTTCACGAACGCGATTGAATGCGGGACACGACCCGCGTTGATGACGCACAGCAAGCGCACGTCGGGATCATGCACCGCGAGATATGCTTGCGCTTGCCGCACCGTCATCGCCCTGTTCGTCTGTCCAGGCCGCGCCGGAAGACCCAAAAGGGGGTGGTATGTGCGTTCCTTCTTCCAGCCAAGGTCGCGCAGCGTCGCGCTGGTCGCGCCCGCGTTCATGCCGAACCGGCGGAAATACTTCTGCGCGTGGTTCCAGACCGTGTCCCAGTCGAGGCCAGTGATGTGCGAAATGGCAATGACCGCGCAGTCGCCGATGGCTTTCGCCTCGTCGGCGGTAAAGGAACTTTCGAGAAGATCGATGTAGCGCATACGGTATTTACTTGTGGTGCGCCGGCCAGCACCGCACGTGATGGGACGTTGGCTAATGAGACTTCGGCTCGTGATAGGACCGGCCAGTCGGCCCGTGCGCACTGAGTCGGGCCAACTCGTTGTAGGGCTAAGGGGGGATAACTCTGGCTGGAACGGATTAAGCCGGACCGGCTGGCGGAAGCCGGAGTAGAAAAGTCGTGCCATTTCGATCCGCCGATTGAACAGTCAGGGTGCCGCCGTGCGCCCGCGTAATTTGGTTGGCGATATATAGGCCCAACCCCAGGCTGTGCCCTTCAACCGCATTTGGGCCGCTCCCCCGAAAGAACGACTCGAAAAGTCTCGGGATTATCTTATCAGGGATGGGAGGCCCCTCGTTGTGGACGCCCACTTCCACCATGTCGCCCGCTTGGTTCACCCTCACCGTGATAGGTGACGCGCCGCGATCCCCGTGTTTGACCGCGTTTGTGATGAGGTTCGAGATCACTTGGGTCAGCCGCCTTTCGTCCCATGCGCCGACGGCCTCATTACCAACTAGGTGGAACACGTGCTTTGGGTAGGCCACGCTCATCTCGTCGATCACGCTCATGCACACCCGACGAATTTCGGTAGGGGCCTTACGCAGAATAATTCCCGTCCCGAGACGAACACGTGTCAGTTCTAGAAGGTCATTGACCATGTGCGACATTCGATAAGCGCTGGCCAGAATTCGGCGTGCGGAGTCGGCGTAGCTTCCAGAGTCGCTCGGGCCGTCCAGTTGTAACTCAGCCAAGCCACAAATGGCACCGATCGGATTCTGAAGGTCGTGGCCCAACATACCGAGGAACAGTTCACGCGAACGGTCGATTTCGACGGTGTAGGCAACGACGCCTTCGGTCATAACCTGATCAACCGCCTCGTTGAACCTGATGAGGTCGTGCACGGCGGATGCACCGCCGTCCGGGTTATGCTGCTGCCACAGCCGGACGACCGTCACGCGCAAGGCGCGGAATTCCGCTACAACTTGCCGAAGTGAGAAGCCCATCTCCACCCGCGACAACGCGTGCCGTACCGAGGTCGGGCCTGACAAAGATCGGGACGGGTCCCCCTCGCTCGTCTGATCTCGGCCCATGTCGTTCGCAATGTTTGCCAACAGAACGGCGATGTTATTTCGAAGGAGTAGCGAACTAAATTTTTCATCAGGCAGCAGCGTAGCTGCAAACCGTTCCCATTCCGAGGCGATCGGCTCCACGTTTTCCAACAGAAATGTTGAGAGTTTCATTGATGTGCCCTTAACTGTCAGGTCCTCGCTAGCACACTTGCCGGTCCAGGCCCAAGCTCAAACTTCCCGTTCCGCGCGAAGCCGAAGGCGACGCCGCTGAGCGAAGCCCGTAGAGCCTGTTGACCCTAACAATCCGCCGGAAGCCGGATGACCCGTCAGTGGTGGCGCCCTCGGCTAAATGCACCTTATGAGATGGAAAGAAATCCTCACTGAAGCGTCGGCGCCGCCGAATGTTCACCCGGGTTTGGACAAAGCTCAGAATGCCTGATCAATAGGTATGGGAGGTTCGGATGCGGTGGAAACATTAAGGAGGATGTGCAGCCTTCTCAAGGCGCTGCTCCGTCATCCCAACGCCTGCTGAGCGCGAGGGTAAAACAAACACCTAATAGCGACATTTTGGTATCGAATGGGGCCATCCGGCCCCATTCTTATGGGCGCGCTAAAATAATTTTTGGGTCTTGATCATCGCCAGTGCCGGGCTACATGCCGTCGGCAACCAGAGGAGACAACTACGTGGAAGAAGATGTTCGCCAGATGTTGGGCATGATGTTGAAGGATGCTTACAGCGCCGAAAAGCAGGCGCTGCGCTGCATGGAGAAAGTCCAACGACAAGTGAGCAGCGACGGCCTGCGTGAGGTCCTTGAGACCCATATCGAGGAAACGCAGGGGCAAATCGAACGCGTCGAGCAGGGCATGGAGATGTTGAACGTCCAGCCCGGCCGCCACGTGTGCGTCGCGATGCGCGGCCTCATCGAAGAGGCTCAGCACGACATCGAGACAGTGGGTGAGCCTGGACCGATGATGGATATGGCAATCGTTGCCGGTTTGCGACGCATCGAACATTACGAGATCGCCGCGTATAGCACGAATGTTGCGGTTGCCGATGCGTTAAGTGAGGAGGAAGTTGCAGACCTGTTGCAGGAAACGCTGGAAGAAGAAGAGCAAACCGACCAGAAGTTGACCGACGTCAGCGAGTCCGTTCTTGCGCTTGCCCTCAGCACTGAGCAGGAGGACCAGGACCGCGAGGAGGAGGAACAGGAGGAGCGTTCATCATCGCGGCAACCGCGTCGCACACGGTCGTCGTCTTCGCGAACGTCCGATCGTAGCTCTGGCCGGCGAAGCTCTGGCCAGAGACGCAGTTCTGGTGAAGGCGGCACGGACGATGAAGGCCACAGGCTGAACAAGGATGGGTCGGTCGATAAACGCCAATTCAACAGGGCGCCGAGCGAGGAAGGGTTCCCGAAGAACACGGCTGACGAAGAGCTAGACGAGGAGAAAGGTCGCTCGCGCGGCTAAGCTGGCGGATGGGGCGTGCCGTGGTGGCACGCCCCGTCACTATCACAGACAACAGCGATGGCTGCTATAGAATGAGGGCGGGCATTTGGTTCGCGAGCCCCACACTCGCATGCTTTAAGCAGAAAATCTTTTCAACCGAGCGATAAACGCGTTAACTTCACTATGATACCACGTATTGCCTTTGAACCAGAACTCGCGAAGCTCGCGGTGATTCAGCGCAACCCACGCCTGCACCATAGGTCCCATCTGATTCGCGACCCGTGGCGGCAAACTGTTTTCGATGATCTCCGGCTTGGCCGCCACGGTAACCGACATGCTTGGCCGGTTGGCGCCGGGACGAGCGGCGTAATACTTCACCCGAGGAGCATGGCCAGCTTGCTGTGTAGAGATATGGATCGTTCCGTCTATCCCGGTTTGCGACGGGTCAAGGTTGGCCATCTCGAACAGGTCGAGATCACTACTGACGATCAGAGGACCATCCTCTCGTAGCGGCTGCTGTCGTATCACGATATCAATCCATTCGCGCATGAGATATTTAGCAGGTTGTGGGTTAGGCGCCAAATAGTAAACAGACCCTATGAGATGGAAAGAAATCCTCACTGAAGCGTCGGCGCCTGCGCTCCTCAGCGAAGCGGTCGAAAAAGCCGACATCGCCGGGACGACCGTGATGTTGTACCGCGACCCTTCGCCGTCGGCTGTCTGGTCGCTGATAAACAGATTTAACGAACTGCGCGGTATCGAACACGGCGGCACAATTTGGCTCTGGAACAGCTATGAGGCTGTGCACTTCCAGATCATGGCCCATTTTGGCTTCCGTCGAAACGACTGTGGCGAGTTCTCAATCCGCTACCACCCGGATGGTGATGTTCCACCTGAACAGGACTACGGCGCCGACGTGTGGATTTTCTCTCGGGAGAACGCCGGCAGTGGGAAGGACATGCTGAAGCAGAAAATTACGACACTCATGCAGCGTTTCGCGGTGTGGGCTTTCCGTTGAGCGCGCCATGCGGAGCCCTCTCCTCTCATGCTGTCCGCCGCCGCAGCGCTCAGTGCTGCTGTCTCAGCCGCCATGGGAACTGGTCGGAAATTATGTTCGATGAAGCGACGCAGCGCGGGCTCGCCGAACGTGGGCCTTAGTATTCGTCAAAGTGATCCCAAGCGCTTTAGCGATATCCTTAAGCATGAGACCTTTCTTGCGCAACCGCACCACTTCTGCACGCTGCTTCGCGACGCGCTCTCTCGTTACCTCCCAACGTAGGGGTTGAGCGAGGTAATCGTCGAGAATGGCCCGCTTGCGTGGAAAATAGAGGTCGCCGCAGTTCTTGTACAAGTAGTCGCGCAGCGTTCTAAGTTGTCCGCTCTGGCAAACGTAAGCACTGGCAATGCGTTTGCTTGGAACGATCTTGGGTAACTGTCCGAGCAGTGACACAAGATAATTTCGTAACCCCTGAACAAACTCTGGATTACCGGCGAACGCTATCCTGACATGTTTTTTTCCGCTCACACTGCCATCGCCATCAAGTACCCCGCGCAGGAAATGCGACATCAAGTGAACCGGGACAATATCCGCCGTCGGGAACCGCACCTTGAAGGTCTTTCTTGGCGGAGCGCCAAGTTTTGTCAGTGCAGTGCCAAGCTGCTTTGAGGTTATTTCCAGTGATGTTTGCTGCTTTGACTTACCGAATTTTTTGTCCTTGTTCACTTTGGGAAACCTAATCAGCAAAGGCCCGGTATACTCCAATTCACGCTTCAGTTTTCCGAGTATATGAGCGTCTGACGATTGCAGATTCCAGATGATACGACGGCCCCTATTGTTGCCGTCGGTATAGAAAAGGCCCAATGCATATGCTTTCGCAGGCGTGTTGATGATGTCAAAAAAGCTGTGGTTGACCGTGTAAATTGCCATCGCCCTCGTAATGACGCCGAGTTCGCGCAGGATGTTTGAAACGTGGGTAGGGGTGAATTGGGTGCTGAGGCTCTTAGCGGTGGCGGTTTTACTCTCACCACTAGCATAACGCGTTTTCATTTCGTCATCAAGTTCCTGCGTTCGTTTGCGTCGCGGCGCTTTTCGACGCAACTTGACGTCCTGTTCTATCAAAATAGTTCTGATCATATCCAAACTGAGGCGGTTACCGAGGAGCGGCCGTATCTCAGCAATCGTATATTCCTTATAGTAGTTTACGATCGCTTTGATAATTTCGGGCGGTCTCTCAATCTTCGCTGGCATCTCCTTCTCCCGCCGTCTTGTTTTGTCCCATTTTCCATCGCAGCACCAGTGTGTGCCGGCAAATCAGTGTGGCAGCATTCGATCATCCGTTAATTTGCTTGTTAACACGGGCCGGCAGCGCTACCTAATATAAAAAAGCAAAGCTGGTATGTGTATGCTGCATAGATACCGGGACTTTACCGGGGATAAATATCCAAGTTACGGGATAGCCCCGGTAAGGAAAGTAGATTTTACATGAGAATAGAAGTTGATTTAAACGGACAAATCGTTGAAGAAGTAGAGAGATGGCGCCTGCTTAATAGCACGACGCGGGCGGATGCAATGCGCCGGCTAATCGAACGCGGCCTCCAAACGGATCAGTTTGCTCCGAGTAAAGTCGAATCGTTGATCCTATACCTCCTTTGTAACCCTCCCACGGTTTCGGAAGCGACCTTCATTACTCAAGCGATCGGTGGTGGTCATTTTTGGGCCGTCGAAGACATGTATGGTACTAGGCTCGCCGACAGGGCCGACTCAACCGCCGAAGTAACGTTCGTTCACGACGTCCTCGGGATGTTCCGCGAGCTTAAGTTCACGATCGGGAAGCTGCCCGCCGAAGATGCGCTGATGTTAAATGACAAGTATTACACGAGCTTCCGAGGGTTTGACGGCAACAATGAAGCAAGGCTAATGAATATTGCCCACTTCATCATTCACAATCAAGAGTATGAAGAGTTTCAGGGCCGGTTGAATAGTCATCAAGAGATGGCAGAGTGTTATGAGCGAATGTTGGAGCAATATAAAAGAGTAAAAGCTGACAAACCGGCGGGAGCATGGCGCATTACGTTCGATGAAATCGTTTCGATTTTCTCTGCCGCGACCCACCCGGATAATCGTTAATAACAGATGTTGCATTTAACCTCGATTCAATCTTTAGGTCCTGATAACTTTAGTCAGTATCGAAGCAACGGCAGGTACTCCATGGGCAATGGATTATACCTTCAAGTCCGAAAAGGTAGCCGCACGTGGATATATCAGTTTATGATCAATGGCAAGTCGTTCCAAATGGGCTTTGGAAGTGTCCGTGATGTGTCGCTAGGCGAGGCGCGGAATGCTGTTGCGGAAGCTCGGAAGTTGGCCAAGCAGGGCGTCAATCCAATTGAGCGCCGACGTGCCGAGCGGTTTGAACCGTCCAAGCATGTCCGATCGCTGACACAGGAAGAGCTACTAAGTCTGCTTAATTATGAGCCGACGACCGGAATGTTCACTTGGAAGCCAAGACCGAATCTCCCCAGCTTCAAACGAATTAATGAACCTGCTGGTTTCCGCAAGGATAACTACATAGTTATTAAAATCGGCAACAAAAGCTATCCGGCTCATCGTTTAGCGTGGCTCTATATGACCGGGGAGTTGCCGCCCGCGTCGATGCTTATTGACCACAAGAATGGCAAACGCGATGATAATCGCTGGGATAACCTCCGGCTTGCAACGCCGGTGCAAAATTCGATGAACCGTGCTGTGCCCCGCAACAACACCTCAGGGCACATCGGCGTAACCCGCGAATTCAAGACCGGAGAAGAACGGTGGAGAGCAAAAATCAATTTCAATGGGCTTCGCCGCGATCTCGGCCACTACGCCACGATAGATGAAGCAATTGCTGCTCGTCGCGCGGCGGAGGCAAAGCTGCATGGCGAGTGGGGAGGACACGTGAGGTAATTGCCATATAGGAGCGATCTCTCGTCCCCGTAAATTTTTATAGGTAGAGGCGCTAAATGTGTCCTCTTTCCCTTCATTCACTGTTTAGCGCCAGCGGGCGTGGCTGTCAGTGAATCCTATGGATACGGATTAGCTGCGAGCGCCCGTTCAAGCTCCGACTGGCTTATTTTTCCAGTATAGAAGGCCAAGAAGGTCTGTTGATGCACGCCGTCGCTCGCGCACGGAGAGATAAGTTTCGGTTGACAATTCGTTCAAAGTTGGTAATATGGAGTGTCTCTTGTGGGGGCTGCGATGGCGAACACATCCAAACGGAAGGCGCGCGCAGCGAATGCTGCGTCGGCTGCGGGCCGGCTTAAGTCGGCGCCGTCTGTGCGCCTGTCGAAGGCAAGCCGCAAAACGCAATTCAAGGAATCTCGAAAACCGGCGAGGCAGGGTGATGAACACAGTCAAATACATTGATTCGCTGAAGCGCCCACAGTTTGGTAGACGAGAACACAGGAGATATCATAACCGTATGGTGAAGAATTAACGAACCTATGCTCCAGGCGGCGCACCGCCACTCGCTGGACAACCGCGAGATTCTGGCTGCCGGCGGTCAGTGCGGCTGCTTCCACTGCTTACGCACCTTCGATGCTGGAGAGGTGATTAATTGGGGAGGGCGAGGCAGTAGTAATGCCGTCTGCCCCCATTGTCACTATGATACCGTTCTATCGGGCGCGGTTGACCCAATCGACGGGGGGTTCCTAAGGCAAATGCAGGCGCGGTGGTTTGGCGGCAAGGGCACACCACTCAATCTCTCGGCGGCGTCGCCCGAGAAAGCTGGCTAGCATGTCGGGATTGCGGGTAGACCGCGCGAGTCATGGGTAATCTGCAATCGGCCTGGAGCGTCGCCCGTCAACGGGCGTGGATGGCGCTGAGCAGTCGAGCGAAGACAGGCGTCAGTGCTTCTGACGCCAGTTGGCGAACGGGAAGGTTCCGTCATCGGCGGTATCGGGACCATCCCAGGGCCAGTATCCACCTGACCATTTCTGATAAGCGTCCACGGACGCATTGTCCCAGCCATTCGCGGCTATCCACGCCATGATCTCCGGGGCGAAGCGCGGACGACGACGTTGCTCTCCTTTTGGCGCAGGCAAGCCGACCATGTGACAGAAGCCACGGTTCGCGCGGACCTCGTCAGCATTCTCACCTGATACTAGGACTACAGCATCGCCCACTGGGAATTCGTATCCTCCCTCCCAGTCGCCACCCGGATCGTCGCCTCCAACAGCGCCGTGAAGCAGTGGCTTTGCTGATCGAACCATGAACGGGATCGCTTCGTTTTCCTCGATGCCGATTTCGGCCAGCATGCCATAGTGGGTTTCTTCATAGGCATCCCAGACAAACACTTCGTCATGGACGGCGAATCCACGCAGATGTTTTGTCGCTGCGAGCCGCTGCAAATCGCGCGGGCTTAATTTGGTCCACAGACCGGCAGAAACGAGCTTTGCCTCCCGCAAGGCAAGCGCGTCGGCCTCCTGCCCCTCAACCAATGTCATCCACCGTCGCAAATCGTTTTTCGCGTCCCTCATGACTCTATTTAGAGACATACCGCAAGTTGCACTCTTTGGGTAGAGCGCCGCACTTCAGGGTAACCCTGATCGGCGAATGGTCGCCGTCTGCCAGCGGGCGTGGATGGCGCTGGACCCGTTTTTAGTCCTTGCGGAAGCGCGAGAAGGCGGCTCGTGCAGCCAGTTCATCTGCCTTGTCTTGCGTTGAGTACTGATTCCAAAACGCGCGGAAGGAGCCTCCATAAAGCTGCCTGAAGGCTCTGATCGCCGTGGGCCAATCGCGCTTCGTAACCGCGCCGCTAATGGTTTGCTCCAACTCTGCCTGCGAGGGCGACTTGCGCTTTGTCGGTATGCGCTTCAGCCCAGCCTTGAACGCATCAACTTCTTCTTCATACCAGGACGTGCCGTTGTTCCAGTAGTTCAGGAGCGCCTGATAATTCAGTGCAACCCATTGAATGACGAGGGGGGCGTACTCGTTCTTAACTTGTTCGGGTAGTGAGTTGGCTTCCACTCTAGGCGGGCGGCTGATGGTAACCGAGAAGCTCGGCTGGTCGTTCCCAGCGCGGCCTGCAAAGTATTTTACGCGCGCCCCGTGTTCGCCTTGCGCTGTGGAAATGTACACGGTGCCGGGAATACCGGTTCGGTTTTCCCGTAGGTTAGCCATTTCAAACAGTGGCAGATCGGCCACCGCGACCTGCTCGTTCATGATCTCGTTCGCGCGCATATCAAATCCGTGTTTCGGCCTATTTATGGTCTCGTCAGGGCAGCGGACATTATTATAGCAGGCGCTTAACATTCTGTCGAGCCGACGGGCTGGGTCGAGTGACTGATCTCACTTTCTTTGGTAGAGCACCAATTATGGGTAACACGCGCCCGACTTGAGAAATTCAGCGTCAGCGGGCGTGGATGGCGCTGAACCAATTACATGATGTTCTGCCGGCTCAGCATGAGTGGAGAGTTATAGATGACGCTCTCATAGATGGCCAAGCATGCCTGCCAGTCCTGCGCACTCTCTTCCCACTGTTCCTCTAGGAGGCCGTGGTCTGCACCGGCGATGTGAGTGAGGACGGGGAAGTCGATCATGTTTTCATCTACTTGAAAGCCGCCGTGATGGAAGTCCGCCAGCGGCATGGCAAAGATAGCGGGCCGTCCGCCAGAGTCCGCGCACTCAGCTTTGGCGAAGTACCGGGCGACACGCAGTGTACCCCAATGGTTTGGCGCCAACAGGCCAACGCTGAGAATATCTTTAACGTGCTTTGACGACGTCCCGTGGTAAAGGACAGTCGGCAAGTCAAATTCTTGCGTCTCCACCAATCGCATCCACCGTCGCAAATCGTTTTTTGTGTCGCCCATCAGCTTATTTACAACTTACCACAAGTTGCGTCCTATGGGTAGAGCGAGCACTTCATGGGTAACTGGCGCTGATTCGCCTGCCAGCGGGCGTGGATGGCGCTAAACTAGAGCTTCAACCGGTCTCTTAGGGTTTTGCCTTCTGATTAGCACGAGCCATATTTGCTCGTCTGGCAGCCGCACGCGCCTTTCGCTCATCCGCTTTTTGTAAGAGATATGGCAGATGTTGGCGCATGGGCTGTTGGTGCACCGGCGCAGATGAAGAACCCTCGACGTCCTCGGGGGGTGCGGGCGAAATCTCTCGCTTGTCGTCTTCGTTCATCTGTTGCTTCCTATATCGCATTGTCTCCGTTGGTCCAGCCTTGTAAACTGAGATTACCCTAATCCACGTGTCTCCGGAAGTGTCGGAGAGATCGTCCTCAATTTCTTGATAGATTACCACCAAGAGGCTGCCACTTGCATCCGGGGCGATCAGTTTGATCCGCTCTTCACCCTCCTCGAAGATAACATCGAACTGACCGAGCGCCGAGAACAGTAGCGGGCCTCCATCCTCCAGAGCCAACCCGTGATTTATTCGATTTGAAGCATCTTTGGCATTCTGCCATCCGATATGAAATACGCGCCCTTGAAAGGTTACCGTCTTCCAAGTCTCTCGTTGAGCCGGGGCAGCTTCGCGTAGGATGTCGCAGTATCGCATCGGATATTTAGCCTGATTCGCGGGTAAATCCCACGGATCATGGGTAGCCCGCATCCGACCTGCGAAATTTAGCGCCAGCGGGCGTGGATGGCGCTGAGCGTCGTCATCGGCGCGCGATCTCCATCATCTCTCGCATCGAGGCTGGGCCGCCAAACTGACTTTGAAAACGCCGGGCGTATGTCGCAAGCGGCACCCCACCACGCCCCGCAGCTATAATCGCTTCGGCCTGCTGCGCTTTCTGCCAACCAACCCCTCGGTAGTCGTCTGTGCGCGTAAACAAGACACCCTTACGATTTAACACAAAAGGATCAAACCCCCGGAGGAATTTAGCGTCAGCGGGCGTGGATGGCGCTTAATTACCCGCCAGCTTCTTATTTTTGGGGGGTTGATCGCCGTTGGCTGCGGCTTGCCGCGCAAGGTAGGCTTGCCGCTTCTCCTTCTGCTGCTTAATCTTGGCAGCAATGCGATCTCCCCACCGTCCAGCCTGCTGGACGGGTTTCGCCTTGAGCTTGGGCGTTGTGTCCTCGTTCATTCCTACCTCCCTAATATCATTCGGTGTTGCTTTCCAGACTGAAATCAGGCGGGCGGCAGGTTCTTCCGCAGGTTCTGCTTCATCATCATGTACCCACTGGCAAATCACAACCAGCAGTACGTTGCTCTCTCCATATCCCACAACCTTGTCCACCTCCTGACCCTGCTCATCGGTCTGAACGACGAAGCGATTGTCGGGATTGGCGATCACTGGAATGCCGTCGCGGAGCCTCAAGCCGTCGTGTTTGCCGGGATTCGCGGCTTCCTTATCGACCGTCCACCCGACGTTAATGGGGCCATACGGCGTCTCAACTCGTTCCCAATGCTCGGGCAGCAACGGGGAGACCGCTTCGATAATTTCACGCATCGTGGGGTAGCACATGTTTTTATTTACCCCTGTCGATGGAAGGCGTGGATGGCGCTGGCCTAAGGTATTGGTGTGGTTTTTTTGGTAGAGCACGCAGTCATGGGTAGGCCGAACTCTAACAAGATCGGCCAGCGTCAGCGGGCGTGGATGGCGCTGAAACTAGGTTTTTTCAGGCGTCAAGACGCTATGCGGATCAACCAACATAACCTCAGAACCGGTCATCCAGCCGCTGGCTAAGCCGCGCAGCGCCTCAGCAAGGTCTGGTCGATAGTAGGATTGGCCACCGAACGCAGCGCGACAAAGCCGTTCAAAGTTGTCCTGACCGTGGAAGGTTAGATCGATCATCTCGACGTCGGCGACGGTGCGAAAACGCAGCGTGCGTTCAACACCGGGATCATGGCCTGCGCGATGTAGGCCACGCGCCTTCCATCTGCCGGTTTCGTATGTGGTAAAGAAGGCGGGGCCTCGCGGGATATCAAAAGATTGAACGGCATCAGTGACATGAAACAGGATGCTGTCCTTGGGAAGCACGGTTTTTGCTATACGGGCGACGGCGCGGACAAGCTTCGCTTGTGCTGTCGGGTCTAGTGCCTCCCGCCCCTCAACCAACCGCAGCCACCGTCGCAAATCGTTTTTCGTGTCGCCTGTCATGATTGTAAAAATCGGATTAATTCAAATAGTTCGGCCAAACATGTATTTCGGATGTGTGCGCCGTCGCCGGTTATACTAGCTGAGCGTAGCCAATCAGCGAGCCGGCGCGCCTCTGCCAGTACAGCAGCCGGATCATCTGCGGCTTGATTCCATAGATCGGTCACGCGCTGATCCAACCGCCTTCGCAGCAGCCTATAATCGGGCTCTACTTCAAATAATTCATGGTATCTCACGCGCCAATTCCTCGTCGGAGCGCATCGCGCCGCGCTGCTGCATAGCCCGAAGTTCCTGATCGGACGGACAGTCGATGCCGCGCAGTGCGCGCAAATAATTGCCTATTGCTGCCTCGATCGCGTCCTCAGCAACGCCTCGCGCACGGAAAACGCTGCACAAGGCGCGATAACGAGCTTCGGGTAGCCCCAGCCGGCCCGCTACGGATTCCTCATTCATCAACATAACCCTATTTAGCTGGGCGGAACTTTAACAGGCGGGCGATAAAAATCAAGACTTACTAGCGATGGTTGTATTTGCAGCGGACATAGCTGCAATCTCCCGCTTCCTGGTAAAGCAAACATTTACGGGTAAACGTGATGGATGGACAATCGGCCGAATTCAACGGGCGTGGTTGGCGCTGAACTCAGTTTATTTCCTGCGTCAAGTTGTTGACAAAACCGTACATTTTGATACGATCGGCCAATCGGGGCAAGCATCTTACGGGAGTATGAACAGGATGAGTGATCGGTGGCACACAAAACAACTTTCGACCGGCAACCTGTTGATTATGGCATCGGAAACGCTGGTTGTTGGCAGCATCGTCCAGAATGGCGGTAGATGGTTAGTTGAAGTCCCCTTCTGCGGAACCAATCTGACGTTTGACGCCCCGGATTATACATCATGTCTCGCGTTCATCGAAGGCGTCGAACAAACTATCGCTGTGATTTCTGCTGCTGTGGCATTGCGGCAAAAGCCGTGACGCCTCAGTCCGGGTCACACGCCGATTTGCTGGTAGATTAGGCCGTTTGTGGGTAACCCGCTCGCGGCTTGCGCCAGCGGGCGTGGATGGCGCTGAAGCGATCTAGACGACGGCAGGATAGGTGCGCCCCACAAACTGATCCAGTACCGGCTTTTCGGCCATATGAACCAACCGCATCCACCGTCTTAAGTCGCTTTTATGATCGTTTAGTGCGGTTCGCTGGTAGATCACACGCACTATGGGTAACCAGCATCCGACTTGAGGAACCCGGCGCCGGGGGCGTGGATGGCGCTTGGGGGTCAGCGCCGTGCGGGCGGTTCAAATGCCAGAGCCTGTTCGATCGTCCAGGGACACTGTGCCGGAAATCGCGAGCGGGCGACACCGGTCTCCGTCGCGGCGGCTCGCACTGCATGCGGATATGCCTCCGCGTATAGCTTGTCCTGATAATTCTTCAGACTTGGTGTGCTGGTGAGGAGAGCAATAATTTGGCGTTGCTGCTCCAGAACAGTCAGCGCCCAGCTTCGGGAGGCGCGACCGGGCTGGACCTGATATTTCAGCAGGTGTTGTAGCAACCGTACAAAATGATTCCCCAACTCGCGACGGTCGCGAATAGTCATTTCCGTCAGATACTGGACAAGATTTTCGCGATCAACCGCGTCCAATTTTCCGGCCTTCAGAAGGGCAATCTGCTCAAGCATCCACTGATGCTCGTCGGCTTCATATGACGAACGCGAGCCGCCGCCAGCGATGTCGATAAGCGTCCGCATGTCGGTCTTGTCGTTCATAAGCTTATTTAGGCGCACCTCGCGCAATTGTCAATTAACGCCTTCATCGTGCAACCTCCGGTTACGCCGATGAGCCAGTCCCATGGCAGAGCGCACGCACGGTATGCGATGTCAATAATATGCAACCAAAGGATCGACGCCTGCTTCCGCGCACCGTTCAGCAATTTCGCGCAGGATTTCCCGCTTCCGCTCCGTGCGCCGCGAGCCGCTGTTGCGATACAAGTCGTCGTCCGCATCGGTGATCCCTAACGCGGCCCGTCTGGCGTCGATCTCCTTCGCCAACTCGTAGTGGTCAATTTCGTCGGACATCTTTCTTCCCAGCGAATAGTGAGATATCGCCGCCCTCGTCGGCCACGCGCTTCGTAAGATAATTCAAATCCAGTTGGCCGCCAAGCCGCTTGAGAAGTCGCGTGAACGAGTGCAAGGCGAGTCCCATAGCGCCGTCATCCGTCGTGTGATATTCAGGCGATGAACTAAATATGTCATGGATATACGCTCTGCCATGAAGCTCGTTGAAGGTCTATACGACGATGAGCCAGATTCCGACGCACCCTGGTCCTTTGGGTGGTGGATATGGCCGAACGGCTCAGTGGACGAATGTCCAGATGAGGGCACCCATGTCGATCTGGCGTGGGACGTGCTAGACCGCCAGGGCGACCCGGACGACGCGATTCACATTATGCTGGAGAAAGGCGCCATCCGCATCGCCACGTTCCACGGCTCCAATGAAATGAACATCAACTTCGACTCCCGGCACGTGACGCCTGTCGCCCGTAAATCACTGGCGCGCCTGCTTGTGCAAACCCGCTCCTGGTTCATGCGCTACCACTTCGACGACGCTAGCTTGCATGGAACTACCGGTCATGTTTTGCGCATCTTAAGCTACCGGGAGGCAATGGCTGTCGCGCGCGGCAGGTAATCGAGGTCTCATCCGCGTCACTAACGCCACCGCTCTGGGTCACGCACACGGCCTTCCTGATCTAGGATCGAATCAAAATCGGCAACACGTGCCGGCCCGTCTTCCACGCCGCGTCGTAAGGCTGCTTCCACTCGGTGCGTGCCGTCCCACAAAACCAGTTTGCCATTGTGCCGGTAGACGAAGGGCAGGTCGGCGTCAGAATGGTCAATGTAATGTTGCACGCGCGCCGGATAAACTGAATGTTCGATTGCCACTAGATCAGGATAGTGCACAGTCTCGACAGTAGCGCGACGTTCGGCGTACTTGATGGCGTTGAGCTTGATCCCACTCATGCGCTGATTGTCGCCGGGCAGTGGACCCCACGGGTATCGATCATGGCCCCAGAACGCGAGATGATGCGGCTCACGATCAGCTTTATCCCACCGGCTCTCCACCACTGTCATCCACCGTCGGATATTGCTTCGAAGATTGTCTACCATAGCTAATATTTAGCGGCAAAATGCGCAGATCATGGGTAACCCCATCCGATCAAGGGGGTGTCACCTGTCAGCGGGCGTGGATGGCGCTAAATATGCGCATGGTGCACAGTATGCGATCTCTGATCACGCTCGTAGAGGCGGTGAACCGCCAATCCGACATCGAAGCCCTGCCCGACCAGTGGCAGCAGGTGATTCTACAAAAGGTGGTCGAGTACGTGCGCTATCTCGCATCATCGAACCGCTCGTGGCATCGCGGGGCAGCAGACTACCATCGCGATCGCAATACCAACAAGGACGCGGATGACGCGGTCGAGGCATGGTGGGAGGCGGGCGCGCCGGTCCCTGAGATCGATGGACTGGGCATTCCCAGCGACGGGGCAGCCTTCAATGCATGGGCACGATCTTATATCGGATTGGAGCCGAAAGATCAGTGATTCCTTGGTAAATCACGCAGGCTATGGGTAACCTGCACCCGGCCTAATACGCCGGCAGCCAGCGCGCGTGGATGGCGGTGAAAGGCGCGGGCTCCTCGTCATCCACGCCCGCAAGAAGGTCTTCTTCGTGAAGAGTCCGCTTGTCGTCGGCGCACGCCTATGTCTAAATATGAGGCATTGGAGTACGGCATGAAGTGGACCGATATCAAGAGCCGGCTTGACGAGAACCCGCGCTCTATTCCCCAGCCGAAGGCGACGCGCTACGACGATCCGGTCTACAACAAGCGCTTTGCGGCGGACAAGTTGGCGCGGCAGACGGAAGTGATTGAGCAACGCCCCGATTCGCGCATCATTCGGACCGGCGACGGCCATCGCGGCTGGATTATGCTCTACAATGACGCCCAACAAACGGCAGATTATGTGGTGCAATACGCGACGAGGCGTTGGCCGTTTCTCAATTCCCGCACCATCACGCAGGTGGAAATCTGGCGCGATCCGACAAGCCCGTTCGCGGCCGGCATCACGAAGCGCATGTTCTTTGATTACCTCCCAGCGCGCTACGGGGCGATTATGAGCGACCGCGTCCAAACCCCGCAGGGCCACGATTTTTGGCAGACGAGGCTGAGAGATGCCGTGCAGCTTGGCCTTCACGCTGGCGTTGTTGGCTTGAACGAGAAGCAGGTGCGGTGGTTTGATCCGGCCGCCGGTCAGACACTCGCACAGTGGTTGGCCGCGACATATGGACCGAAGCACCATTTTGAGGCGATACGTTATCTGATCACCACGTGATGCTGCGGCGTGGCGCCTCGCGACCTACGCGCTGCCGGTGTGACCGCTGTGGTAGACGAAAACACAGGAGATATCATAACCGTATGATGAAGATTAACGAGCCTATGCTCCAGGCGGCGCACCGCCACTCGCTCGACAACCGCCAGAGTCTGGCGGGCGGGGGTGAATGCGGCTGCTTCCACTGCCTGCGCACCTTTCATGCCAGCGAGGTGACCGCCTGGGGTGGCCGAGGTGCCAGCACCGCCGTCTGCCCGTATTGTCACTATGACACCGTGCTGTCGGGCGCTGTTGATCCCATCGACGCGGGGTTTCTGAGGCAGATGCAGGCACGGTGGTTCGGTGGCAGGGGCACGCCGCTGAATCTTGCCGCAACGTCGCCTGCCAAGGCCGGCTAGGCGCTTGGGTCTGGGTAGAGCAAGCTAGTCACGGGTAACCCGCACCGACCTTCGTGCGCCGGCTGTCAGAGGGCGTGGATGGCGCTGTTACTTTTTGCGCAAGATGAAAAAGATATCCTTTTGCGGGTCGGCGCTGTTGAAGCTCCACAACTCAGGATCAATATCCGAATCTCTGGGGCCATGATCGATCAAGGCGTCGAGCGCGATCACCTTATTCGCAGAAACATCGACGACGTCAGTCGCAAAATCCGGCTCACGACTGAGCGACGCCCAAAGCCGCCGCGCACCGAGATACTGATTATAATCACAGATGATCGTATATCCGTGCCTCTCTATAAAGTAGCGCAACATTGTCTTAGCGATACCTGAGCCAATCAGCGATTTGGCTGCGCCTGCCGCATAGGATCGATAGAGCCGAGGATATTTTAAGCGATGTCCGAGTTGTCTCTCGCCGCGAAAGTTGATGAAAAACACGATATCATAAACCTGAACCGGCGTTCCGGTCCGTTGTTGGGTCTTTGTTACCAGACGGCCGACCTTCCAGGCATTTTCTACACGGTGGCGTAGCACATCATAAACAACCGGATTGCCCGCAAACTGAATTGTGTCGATCTTCCGCCAGTCCGCGTCCGCCACCGCTTTAGAAAATTCAGCAATGTTCGCTGGGTCATAATCCCAGTTGCCATGCTTAGCGATCGGCGCCTCAACGATTTGTTCCCAACGCATACTGTGCCTCGATCCTCAACCCATACGCCGCGCTTAAGGATTGTTTACCATCAAACTCAAGAGCGTAGCAGGTCTCTCGGCTTTGGCAAGAGATTTCCGGGCCTTGTGGCCACGGCCATAAATAATTTTGGACAATCGCTGCCCCTCTTGCTACCGTAAGGGGCCTATCGAGAACCGTCATGACCGCCATCGATTGTATAGCGCTGAGCCTGAGCGTTCCACTACCCGAGCCGCTGCGTGCCATAGACGTTGTTAGGCTCGTTGAAGCGGACGCTGTCGATGCGCGCTCGCGGGTGATCCTTGAGGCATTCTTAACCGAGATTAGCCAGGACCGCATCGCTGAGGCGGTCTTGGAAGGCAGCCTGTCGTTTGGCCAGATCGTGCATGTCGCCGAGGCCAATGGTCTTCGAGATACGCCCACGGCTCGTTGGAGCCGCGAGATGAGCGGATCATGAACTGGCCGAATGCGCAGTCGGCTCGTCTTTTTGGCCTGATACAACCTGCATTGCAGGCGCTACCGAACGATCTATCCTGGTCTTTGGGTGGCGGAACGGCGCTGACAATGTGGCTTGATCATCGCTTGAGTCACGATATCGATTTGTTTTTTGAATCGGCCAGAGCATTACGCTTGCTGTCCCCGAATCGGAATCCTCTGACAAAGGCGATCACACCCAAAACGCAGCAGCCGGGCAATTATTTGAAGTTTGAAGTCGCGGGGGTCGGAGAGATCGACATCCTGGTAATACGGGACTGGACGTCAACACCGACCAAGAAAGTGACCGTTGGGTTAGTGCCCATGGATGTCCAGACACCTGCTGAAATACTCGCCCGTAAAATCGCCTACTGCGCAACGAATTTCCAGGTACGAGATTTTTTTGACCTAGCGGCGACCGCTCTGTTTGCGACGCAGGAGTTAGTCGCATTGCGCCCTCCCCTGACCGGCAAGCGTGCGGTGTTGGCTCAACGCTGGAAGGTCCTTGAGCCGCAAATCGAGCAATCCGTTAAGGCGGTCACTCCGACGGCGCGGGGCTCTACAGTTGTGCCGCACATGCGTTACGTGATTGGGCGCCTACTGGGCATCGTCTCGAAGAACGCGCTGGGTAGCTCCTGATTGCAGGCTTGGCGGCATTCGAAATCAGCCGCCAGCCCCTTCCTGGGCGCTGACCCTACGAGTCTTTGGCGGAGTTCCACCCAATCAGCCCGCAAATGCCCTCGACGGTGGCTGGCGCATACCCAATGAAACGTCCATTTCGAAAGACATCCTCACCATCGGCTCCAGCCCTAAGCTCATATTCTCGGCTGGTGAACACGGCCACTTTGTCTCCGCCTCCGACATAGAACTCCGACATGACCTGCTGGTAAGCGTGACGCAGGGACGCAAGATCATGAAACGCAAAGCTCGACAGTCCGCGCTCTGGACTGTAACACCACAGCTTGCTCTTGGGGTCTTGCAGTGGCTTTCGCAACAACGATGATGTCTTTGCCAATTCCACGGCTTCTTGGTGGTCCGCCGTCCATGTGCCAGCATAACAACTGAAGTTCCTCTGGAGGTCCCCATCCGGGTCAGCCGTATCTCGCAAAAAATACATTGGGGCGGCTCCCGGTCGTTCAGGCTTCTTAGCTTGCGCCTCAACCAACTGCATCCACCGTCGTAACTCATTTGTCGTATCGCTGATCATGCGCGTATTTAGGGGTAATACAAGCGATTACGGGTAAACGGCAGTCGTACGGGGCACAGAGGGCGTGGACGGCGCTACCGTGACAACGGAGATAGCCGTCTCGGCGCGTGCATTGCTCATCGTCACTTCGGGAGGAAGGCACTGGCGGACATTAACAGCGCGGTGTACCACAAGGGCGTAGAAGCGGCTCTGGCGCTGATGCAGTGGATGCGCTGAGGTTGCTTTGTCGCGCCTTTGCCAGTAATCGGCTAGCATGCGCGACGACGTCGTTACCGCCGGCTATATCGCAGAGACGGCGCGGGAAACCTTCGAACCGCTCTGGGTTGGATGGAAGCGGGCTTGCGGCCATCCCGATCCAGAGCGGCCACCAGCCTCATTGGATGCCTGCATCCCCAGCAGCATTGCCCTTTGCGAGATAATGAACCGCGTTCTGTATCACGACGGCTGGCGGTTCCGCGTGACCGGCGGGCGGCCGACCAAAAAGACCCCGCAGGGCGGCTTTTGGATGAACGGGCGTGGGGGCACCCACGCCTGGGTCGCTGGCTGGGACGTCCGTCATCGCCGACGCATGGTCATCGACATCACCGCCGACCAGTACGGCGGCTCGGCGGTTTACTGCGAACCCACCTCGGCGTATCACGTCGCCAACTATAGTCACAGCACGATCAAAATGTTTTACCAGCGGGAACGGCTGAATGCTGAACTCTGGACGATGGCGCTTGTCTTTGCCTTACAAGAGCCCCCGTTCCATAGGTGATCGTATCCGGGCATAGCGTTAGTCCATCGGCACTGGAAGGAGGGGGCGCTCATTTCGCGCCCCCTTTCTACCTCCTTCAGCGCCTAGCTAGATTTTCCTACGCCGCCGAGCGGCAACCGGCGTTGTCGGGCGTTAACTCGCACGACCTTCTGCAATTGTCCCTCGTTTGGACGAATGTATTTGACCTGATCTTCTACTGGCCATTCACCGCCGAGTATGGGTTTGGTTCGCGCGCCACCTGTCGCGGGTCGGCCTGCATGCACGTGCCTTTGTTCTTGCTGGCCGCCACAGCACAGGTCTGGTAATCGGCGTACGCGCAAACCGCCGCACCGGATGGGGAGACAACGCAGTACTGGCCATGCGCCTGCGAGAAGCGGCGTTCGGCCGGGTTGGGCGCGCAGAGCCCGCCTTGACGGCTAGCGTCGTGCGCACACTGGTTGGCATCGTAGTAAATGCATTGTGGCGGAATGACCTGATTGGTCAGACAGAACGGAGCAGCCGCGACCGGATTGTTCGCAAGCCCCAAAACAACAGCCACCGTGAGTGGAAAATACCAGCGCATGGCCTTGAGCCTCTCATCGGTTCCGCGAGGCGTCAACCCACGCCCCCGTGATGCTGCCTCTCAGTCATCTCTCCAGGCGAAGGTGCTTGAGCCGTCGGCATGGACAGCCAGCACCTTGATGTCGTGCAGCCGAATCATCTCGGCTGTGGCCGCCGCGAATTGACGCGCCTCATCGGCAGATAGCGTAAAGAGCTTTCGGCCGTAGCTGTCCCCCAGCCGGTTAATCAGTAGCTCCATCAAAGCCATTACGTCCCGAACCGGTTCCTTAGGACGCTGACTGGGCGCCGACGTATTTGCTGGTGCTTCTGGATCGTCGATCAAATACTGCCACTGTGGCAGCAGCCTGACGGCGCCGTACGGCACACTTGTGATGCCTTCGATGTTGCAGTCGCGCCTCGGGCAGCCGGCGATAAATTCCTTCCGGCCATCGGTGAGGCCGACCTGAGACATAAAGGTCCCGTGCACAGGGCACATACCTCGCGACAGCCGGGAAAGCCGGTCCTCCCGACTCTGACGGCGACCGCTCATTGTTCCAAAGCCGAAAAGTATTGTTGGGAGAGTCCATTCATGCATCGGTTCCTGTATCTTGGCGTCCGACACAATCAAGGGTAATCTACAACCAGTCAAGGGTCACTCGGGGCGCTGAAAGCCAACCTACAGCAGTCAGGTGTTCGAAAAAGTTACGTAGGACAGATCGTCCTCGTCGTCGGGATCAAGGCCAATCTGTTCCATCCACGCCTTGATCTTCGCGTGCAGTTCCGCCTTGGTGGTCGCGTGGATGACAGTACGGTCAATAACCGTGCTGGACTGATTTTTCGGCCCGTTGAGGCGCACTACCTCGTAGGCGGGTGGCTGCGCTCCCTTTGCCTCAACCAACGTCATCCACCGGCGGATATCGCCTTTAACATCATCCCTCATAGGGAATATTTAGCGGTCGGGTGATACTCGGCGTAGCTGGCGCTGTTTCTCCGCTAACACTCGGACTTACGTCGTCATCGTCGTCCACGGCACAGGAATGCTCTCACTGTTCTGCATCATCCCCGTTGGTGCCGATGGGACGGTCGCCGACGGCAAGTTAAACGACTGCGGCGTTGTTGCCCGCTGCGCCGTCAGTGTGTCGCCTCGCGTCAACTCGGGGCGAATGTTGGACGCTTGGCTCACTGCAAACAGCGGTGTCAAAGGTGTCGTTGACAGACCGCTGGCATCCTGTACCAGTGCAACATCGAGCGGCGAGATCGTATAACGAAACGCTTTCAGCAAATCGACCCCGTTCATCAAATCCTGAAGGCCGACCCCGACGCCGCGCAGATGATAGATATTTTCGAAGCTTCTCGCGTCACTACTCGGGAACTGTTCCAGCGGCACCGGACCTCCGCCACCAAAAACCGCCTCAGCGTGCTGTCCAACGAAGCTTGGCCGATTGTCGCTGCCGAAATTGACCCAGCGATCGAAGCCTGATTCGGTGCCGCCGAGAGAGGCGGTATTCGTGGCATCGAGTGGATAGTAGCCTTGGATTCCCAAAGCATGGCCAAACTCATGCTCGATCACCGAGATCATATCAACCCGGTCGGGCGGGATGTCTGTACTGGTTTCCGGTGTCGGATCGATAAAATAGTTCTGCATTGCGAACGCCTTGTCGATCCGAATGATTACATCCGCGCCGGTGCCGACCAGATTGCCATAGTTGGTGTTATGGATGCCGTCGCGCAGCACGCTATCGACGCTGGTGATGGTGAGGTTCCGTCGCGTGCCGTTGAACGCGGTGAAGGTCCCATCGGCCACCGGATTGACCACGCCGCCGGCGCGATGGATGTTTTGCGTGCCGTACTCGATCTTGACCACCAGTTCGCCTTGACCCGACAGCCGGTTGGACCATTGGCGGATGGCGAAGTCGGCGTCTTTAACCAGTTCCGGCTCGACGTCGGGAGCGGCGACGATGCGATATGCGAACGTCATGGCGGTTCCTCCCAAAGGGGTTTAGCCAGCAAGCACCATTATCCATCATCACCGGCGGACGCCTATGAAGCGCTTCATACCTCGGTTGCCGTCAAAGAAACCGCTTGACTTTTGCTAATTAGAGGAACGCAGTACCGGTTGCTCTGATGATGACGCTCACCCAGGGGAAACACATGATGACAGTCGGTCTAGCGCACGGCGATCAGTGGCTCGCTTTCAACCAAAGGATCGGTCACAGCCAAGAGGACGCCGAGCGCGTCCGCAACGCGGTCGAAAGCTTTGACACAGGCTTGTGACAGGCGCGCGTGGGCGGGCTGAGCTACAGTCAACGTGGCGGTTATCCGCCGGAGGTGGGAAATATCGGACCCACGTTCGATGAAGCTAGTACAAGGCGCGGACTCATCTGCCACTCCTTTGGGCTAGAAGGAAGGGTGAGTTCGTTTTAAGACCGGGTTCCGATACCCGGCCTTTTTTTCTTTTAAGTGGGGCGACGGAAGATGAGGAGAGAGTTCGACGAGAAAACGGCGATCCTGAAAAAAGCATTGGTCAGAATATTGATGGAGCCCATGTCAAAAGAGGCCGCGACAAAACTAGCTGAGGCCGGCGAACAGATGTTGGAGGTGGCGGAAAAATCGGGGGCGAGTGCCGCCTACCTTGATATTGTCGGCATGTTGGATAAGGCCGCTGAATATTCAGCCGCATTGATCGTCCTCGACGATTTACTTGGGCGCGTTTTGCCGGCTCAAGGCATAACACCCGACGACATTTTGATCGCGTTGCGGCGGGAAATTGCCGAGCGTGGTGCACATCACAAGACGCACTGAGGCTCGACAATGACACTATAGGAGGCATTTAGGCGCCCTATCTTCAGCGAGACCTACGGAAATCCGTGCCCTGCGGTGATGATCCCGCTCGTCGGGATTTCACCAGGGATATTCCCCTGCCTGCCAAATCCACCACACTTAGGATCAGGCCGGAAAATCATTGACAAAAATTACGCACCGGCTACAATGACGATCCCTGATGAGCACACGCACAGCGCTATCCATGGTCTCTCTAACGGCGCTCGTCGCAGGTGCTGGACTGCTTTTGGCATTTACGCCGGGCGTCACCCACCTAACAGGCGACCATAGCGTGGTGGCAACGCCAATAGCCAATGAACCAATCACCGTCGCCAATGGCTATGATCTTGCGGGCATCGTCAGGCGCCCTAGCGGCACCGTGTCACGTGTTGGCGGCCCGGTAGATCGACCTGTGGTAAGTGACTACGCCGCCGTGTCACAGCGTGGTGCCGTTGACCTACAGTCGCAACAGCCACCGATTCGTGGCGACGAATTCTTTGCGGACGCGCTGTCAGAGCTTCATGATCATCGACCGGGCGGGCGGCGAAATTCCGGCGCGACACCACTACCGCGTCTATGGGTCTGGTAGCGCCTCAGGCTTTGCCCCCCTTGCAAATTGCAGAATACCGATCACTGCCGACAGCGGAATCTGAAACTGCTCAGCGATCTCTTCAGGATCAACACCGGCGTCGTAGTTCTCGACGATGGCATCGGCGGGCATGCGTGTGCCTTTGAGACAGGGCTTTCCTGACATCCTGCCGGGGACGGAGTCCACCAGATCACACTGGCTCCAGTCAATTTCGTCGTCTTCCATGTTGCTCAACCCTCCGGTAGAGTCGGTACCATACCATCGTCGGTCGTAGAGTTGAAGATCGATTTCAAGCGGACCGCACTCAAGAAGTAATTTTGTTGCAAGCCTGGAGCCAGACAAGTACCAGATGAAGATTCTAATGTTTGACACGTGGAAGCGCTCTGTGGCCGATCGACCGGAAATTGACGATGATATTTGAGATGCGGATTAGGTGCGAGCAGATGCGCAATCCGTTAGCCATTATGCCCGCTGTAAATTTCGCAGCTTGCGAAACTGAATGCGAGATATAAGAACGCGGTGGCGAGATCACTCCATGCTAAGTCAGCAGTGGTCACCATAAAAAGCAAATTGATCAACAGTAGCAGACGCACCACGCGGAACTTGTATCGCCAGACATTACCCCCACCCGGCTGCAACAGGCGTGCTATGCGCGAAAAGACGAGACGCAAGGTTATGGTCACAAGGGCTGTGGCCCCAGACAGCAACCCAAACACGAGGCGCATGTCGTCCGACGCCCAGAGCATCGCAAAGATGATCGCGACGATGGCGCCGTCCAGGAAAAACTGGCCAATGTGCGGGCCGTCCGTCCACCGGGCTAAACGGTTGCAGATGGGTTGATAGATGCGGTCCAGCAATATTGCGTCGGGCACGAATGTCATGATTATCCCTTCGCCGGTTGAAGCTAGATTATAGTCGGTTACTATTTGCTTGACAATTCCTCCAAAACTGATAATATGCCGACATGGCAAAGCGACCTGTCCTGCAATATCGATTTGATCGCATCGAGGGCAATCTGCCCAAGAGTGGATGGAATAAAGTTCGCGCTGCCTACCGAGTTTCGGTTGGCGGTAAGCATGTCGGAACTGTGTTCGACATTTATGTCACGCACCTGGAGCAAAGCGCCTGGGAAGCCAACGGGTTCGATGGCCATCGCGGTGTGCATCAGCATCAATGGCAGGCGGCGTTGGCGCTCTCCTGGGACCCCACCGTCGAAGCGGATCAATCCCCTTACAAGGCAGCGCGGAGGCGCGAAGTGGAAATCGTTTAGAGCGATGTGATTAGGGTTCGCCGAAACCAAACACGATAGCACACTCGGTCGCACTGAATTAGCGGTTGTTAACAAACGAAGTCGCCTCGGAGATTGGGCTTTGGCGCCAACCGAAGCGGCGGTTCTCGGCCAGCGAAAACGCCGATATAGTCCAGTGGGCGGAATTAACGTGTCGAAGCGACGCGCCGCTGTCTGTCCTGCGCTGGACCATTTGCGGGCGTTCGGCCCGCGTCAAGGGAACGTATTTGCGCAGACTGCAAGAGGATGCGAGCCGGACGATGAAGGCTGTTGCGGGTGTCTGCTGTATTCTGATTCTCAGCGCCTGTGGCCGACTGCCGCCCAGCTATTACGACGGTCAGTATTCCGGGGTGACCAAAAAGGATCGATGTCAACCAGCCTCGCAGATCAGCGCAATCGTCTATCAGAGCCAGTTCCGTTTGGCGGTCTACCGTTATCGGATCAACGGCTCGGTGGATGCTGACGGCTACCTTAACGGCGTTGCCGACGGTGACTACGGTCACGTCACGTTTAGGGGGCACATCGCTCGTCCGATCTTCGGGAAATTGTTTTCCGGCGATGTAACCGACGGCCGGTGCAACCCGTATATTGAGTTGTCACCTGGAATGCCGGATTAATGCGGAACTTATTGTTCGTTGCTCTGATCGGTGCGGTCGCTGCATGTTCGCCGGTCCAGCCGATCGCATCCGCCCGCTATGACGGCCACTATAGCGGAACACGCCGCTCCAATTCAAACGACGCCTGTGGCATCATTGATCTCCGTGGCCGCACACACGCTGATATCGTCGGCGGCGAGATCACCTTGCCGTTGTTTGGTCCCAGATCGATGTTGGAGGGGACAGTCGGCGCCAGCGGTGAGATTCGTGCGTCAGGCATGTGGCAGAGCCAACCGACGTCGCATTTTCCGGGGATTACCACCTTCACTGGCCAGATAACAGGGGGCGAGTTAGACGGCGAGGCGAGCAACTTTAAATGCCAGACGATTGTTCGGTTGCGCCGAACTCAGCCCGCTCTACCGGTGCCGCCGCTACCCCCACGTCACAAATCGGCCCGCCAGTGCTGCAATAAGCCAGCATCTCGTACCCCTTGAATGGGTAGAGGAGATGAAACATGAAAAGCAGGCGCGAACAAGCCGTCACCGACATGTGGCGGGATGTTGAAGTTATCGTCGGCAACTGGACGGTTGATGATCGCAGCCGTGAACAGGAAACCCTCCAGAGGCTCCTATTGGAAATCGCTTACAACCCTTCGGTACCGCTCAGCGTCGTGTCCGATATCGGCATGGCGATCCGCATCGCGTATGACCTCGGCCGGATAAAAAGAGCCAGCGTCAACTAAGCCGTCGTCATAAGGCATATCCATTGCGGCAGCAGGATTACAGCGCACCACCGTTGATGTTTGCTCACTACCAATTTTTCTCCGACTGTCTTGCGGCCAAGTTCGCATTCTGGAAAACAGATGTGGCCGGGACGCCGTTGTCTCGGCAGTGGGAGTAAGACGAACCATGCACGAATTACGAGTACTCGACGAGCATGAACTTGATCTGGTGAGCGGTGGTGCGGCGGGCGTCAATACATCAGGCACTGGCGACAACCCGTCCTCTGCTAACTCATTTGGTAGCGGCGCGACCTGCAACTATATCATGCGTGCCCCTGGCGTCAGCACGGGAGCGCCGACGATAACTCACGAGAAGATGTAATACGCGGGGGGGGCGCGCTTGCGCCCCCCCCGACTCTGAAGATGATTCTATGTCGTCCGCTCATCGACAAACAGCGACGCGGAACGCTCTTCAGACATCCATATGGTCAGGGTATAGCGCGGGCTGTGAACAGTGTTGACGCCGTGCAGCACACGCTTGTCGTAAGCGAGCATCATCGCTCGGCGCGGCATGATGGTGGTGCCCAGCGTGGGAAACACGATCTCGCCGCCGTCATCTTGATCGTTCAAGTAAATGATCGCCGTATGGCTGCGGTTGCTGGTATGGGGATTTTGCCCGTCGCGGTGGATCAGCATGGAGTCGCCGTCATCCCAGCGGACCATGCTGACCGTCTCGGCAAACAGCGTTGTTTGAAAGTGTCGCCCGACTACAGACGTCACCTGCAACGTCATGCGCGATACAACGTATTGCACGTCGCTGCTCATGCGCTGTAAGTAGAGAACTCGATTGTCGAAGTAGTCGTCGATGTCGGGATTCAACACGCGCTTATTGGGATTGCGTTCAAACTCGGCGATCAACGTATCGCAGGCCGCGCCATCCATGATGTCATTAAAAATAATAAGCATTTCCGGTTCCTGTCGGCGGCAAAATTACAGCATCCGGCCTCCGCGCCATTACATGTACTGCTCGACGCTGACATAGTCGAGGTCAATATTCCGCAGCGTCGCCGTCTTCGAGTAACCGCATGCGACTGGACTGATGACTGCCGACGCCGTGATCGCACCTACCATCACTGAGCCGACCACCACGCCCTCGCGAACAAACGTAGCCGCGCCGGCTGAGGTCAGTTCGACGCGCCAGCGCTCATACGTGGCGGCCACCGGCGCCACACCGGAAAACACATGTTGCGCCGAGGCACCGGCAACACCGCATAAGCACCATTGCTGCGTGGTCGCCGAAGTATCGAAGAGTACGCCGACAGCATCAGTTGCGGCAGCGGTGAACACATCGCCTGACGCCAGAGTGAATGGCATCGTTAGTGTGTTCCCCTGAGCCGTGAGGCCCACAAAAACCGCCACGCTCGTGATCGATGATATGCGGACACGGAACTCGGCAACAAGGCCGCCGTTCGCGGCAGACCATGCAGGCAACGCTTCCATACGGGTGCCGTTCACGGCCATCGTTGCACCGGCCCCAGCGCCGGTCACCATCCGTCCAACGCCATCACTGCCGCTAACGGTGGTCGCAAACGCTGCCGTGGCATCAGAGCCTTTCAACGTCAGCCAATTAGTTGAGAGTGCCCGGCCCAGGAAATCATCGATGAATTGTGGCCCACGGCGGCTCTGGATAACTGGACCGTCGGAATTACCGATGATGACGTTCGCGTCTGAACCACCGCTCGTCGTATTCAACACGCGACCGGTATAGCCATAGCCGCGCGCTCGGTTGATCTCGACGCTGATTGTGCTGGCAGAGCGCCTGATCAAGTCCGTTACTTTGGCGTCGGAACTATGCACGAGTAACCGTTCGATAGTAATCTGCGCCGGAAAATTTGTTGCCAGGATATCAATCGCGACAGGCGCTGTAGCAGTCGATTGGCAAACATCCTTGACTTTGAGATGGTACGAGTTGCGCTTGGCCACACCGTTACGGCCAACTGTAATCGCCGGCCCGCCAGATCGCGAGATGTTCGCTTCGATCTGCGTATCGTAGCCTTCGTCGAGTATCGCGCCGTATTCACGCCAGTCAAACCCGACCTCGACATCATTGCTGGTGTTCGTGTTGTTGCTGGAAAATCCCTGGATCAAGCATTCGTCGGCAGCGGTAGAAACCGCCTGCCCGCCGCGAATCCAAAGGGCGGGACCAAAACAATCGCGGGCGGAACAGCCGATCATTTGCATACGATAGGACCGCAACTGGAACCCGCAAAACCTGCCGCCGATCGTATGTAAATTGTTGAACGCGATGTCGAGACCGGCGGTGTGGCTGTCCCAACCGGCATTTTTGGCATCAATGTGAACGCCGTTGGCGATGATGCTACCGATCGGCACGCCGAGGTTGCGCCCAGGGTAACCACCAATCGTGGTGTAGCCGTGTCTTATCCTTTCAAAGTGCAAATTATTTGCAACCAAGCCCTGGTTCAGCGCCTCCTCTCGAATGCCGTAGCCATAGCCGCCAGGACCATCGACACTTGTTGGGTCGGAACTCCCGGTTGTTGTGGAGCCGAAGTCATACGCCGATAACCCATCGATGTGTCCGTTGAGACATCCGGTCAGGCATACGGCAGCGTGGATGCCGTTCCGCAGTGAGACGCGCTGGATAGCCGGACGGTGACACCACGCGAAGTCCAATCCAAACGCTTCCTGATAGGAGTTGCTGTTCCCTATGGTCGTGGTGATATCCATGACCAGATCGAGATCGCGGTAGCCAACGCCCCTCAGCAACGTGACCGTTCCAAGTTGCGCTGCACTCGCCACCGCAAATGATTGTTTCGTCGGCCCCCACAAGTTGACCACATCGCCGACAACAGAACGCACACGCACAAACTCCGCCTTCTGTGTATTTTGGTTTGGTAACGGCGGGCTGGTGTCTGTCAGTACGTAGGTCGTGTCGGCAGTGATGCTGGCGCCTTTACCGGTCGCTAGCGTGATCGACAGCGCGCCATACGCAACGTCGGCCGCGAGCGTGAGGCCAGAAAAAGCTGGCGCTGTGCCAGATGCTTGAAACAAGCTTAACAACCCGTGTTTGTAAATGGTGGTTTGACCCGGCTCGCCCGAAAGGAACACGCCCGGGTTGATGAGTCGGGTGTCGGGGTCGGTTTGATAATTGCCGCCCGCTAAACGAACCGAACGGAACCCCTGCGTACCAAAATCACTGATCATATCACCCCACAGCGCGTTGAGGGTCGCGTTGCCGGTGCGCACGGCTGTGCGCTGAGTGTCCGAGGTCGCATAGTCGAGAATATCCATCACCCGCTGCGATCGATCCTGCATGATCGCGACTTGAGCTTGAACATCGGGTGCGATAGTGCCGGTAATTCCCTCAACGTCAGGAAATATCAGCGCCACATCGTCCGAACGGGCTGCCATGCTTGGTACCGGTGGAACGCTGCCCCACCTTGTGCGGACGGTATTGTTGTTCGGCACGATTAGCCCCCAGTTACTTTCTGGTATTTACATCAGACTTATCAGACACACCGACAGGGACTTTTTATCACGCGTGATATTTGTCCGCGTCCCGAGGGGTAAATACATCCGTCAAGCAGGGAGACGGGTGATGCTGAAGTGGCTGAAACGGGGTAACGAATGGCTGGCGATCAGACTAACGCTCGTTGTGAGCACGATGGAGTGCGTGTGGCTTTTCACTCTGTGGAGTCTGATGCCGCTCGTGCTTCCAGCCACGCGTGATACGGTGTTCTACATCTCAGGCGGAATCCTACAGCTTGTCTTCCTACCGCTGATCCTGGTTGGCCAGAGCCTGCTGTCGCGTGCCTCCGAAGACCGCGCTGCGCAGGATCACCGCGCGCTGATGAAACTTCTGCGCGAGAACCAGCATATCCTGAAAGAGCAACGCATTGAGGACGCCGACCTGACCGACATCGTCAAGCGGCTCGATGTAATTGAAAATCAGATCGGCGGGCTGGCGCGCTGACATAAGCTTCAGCGTCTGCCGCGCAAGCGCCTTTCGCGCAGCATCTCCAACTCAGCCTGATCGTCGATCAGTCGCGCGCGTGCCCGCTCCTCAGGCGATCGGCCGCACCGAATGATGAACATAAAAGTCGGGATACACAGCAGGCCAAGCGCGAGCCAAATCCCGATAATCCACACGGTCCATCGTAGCCAATCAGGCATTAACATCATCTCCCGATGTGGCCCCCAATATCTGTGAGGGACCACACCCGGTTGACTACGATGCTTTCGACGGTCAGTCCAGCTTCAGGAAGCCGATCGCCGCCACGACGTAGCGTTGACCGCCGATCTCAAAAAGATCGCCCATCATCGCCGAGCGGTGGCCGTAGGCGCCGACGCCGTCCACCTCGATCGGGTCCAGCAGCGGCTTGAGGCCGTGCGGCGGCTCAAGGGTCCACGAGTCGCTGAAAACGCCGTTCTGCATCATGCGGTAGGCGTAATCCAAGCTGAACTCGACGCCAACCCGGGTATCGTGGGGCACGGCGGCAACCGGGACATAAGCGTGCTGCTCGCACAGTTTCTTCGCCGCCGCGACAAGTCTACCGGCATCATGGCCTGTCAAATCGTAGCGAGTGTCGCGGTCGAGATCATACGGCGCGAAATAGACGATGATGTGACGCTGCATCAGCGGCGGCTCGGTGACATCTTTGACCATCTGCCTGTTTCCGTTTAGTTGTTGACGACGCTATAATACCGGTTTGGCACGGATTGTCAACTGGATTGTCAAAACGATTTTCGCCTTGCCGCAGCAGAGCAGGCTGTAGCACTGCGATGACCGCTTGACGGCAAAGCAGCCGTCAAGTAACCATCCAACCTCCTTCAACTAGCGGGAGGTATTGATGACGAAGAATAGCGCATCCAGCCGCGACACCGTCGAGTTCCAGGATCGATATCAAGAATATCGTAGGAAGAAGCGACGGGCGGCGCGAAAAGCGCGCAAGATCACACGAAGATTTGCCAAATAATCACGCCACACCCCGGCGCTCTCGCCGTGCAGTCCGTGACAGCAGCGGGGCGATATGATAGGCCGATAGGGGTCAGCGGAGGGGGGATTAAACATGGGCGAGGCGCGGCGGCGTAAAGCAGCGGGTGAGTACGCGCAGACACAGGTCATCGTCGAGTATGAAGATCAGCCATATGTAAAGATCGACGGTATAACGACCGAGGATGTGTTGCGAGCAATTCGACAGGCATTTCCACCCCCGCTGCCAAGCAGCCGAGAAATCTACGAGCGCATCTGCGCGATGCACACCGCGTTGCGGGAGGATGTGGCGAATATTCGCGACTACGGCTTGCCGGAATGTGACGATGGCCGGTTTCTGCGAGACCTGTTAATTGTGGTGGAGCACGCGCTAAGTCAACGCGATAAATCGATGAAACACGTTCGGGCGGTGATCTTGAACTATCGAGCCGGGCAAAATCCATACGCGCCGGAGCGCCCGTCGTTTTCTGTGGTCGGGCTAGGCAGCGCGATCAGCAATGAGGAATTTCTCCAAGCAGCGCCGACCAAGCACGCCTACATATCGAGGCCAGACGGCACGATGGAGAAGATCACAAAACCACCGCGCGGGGCGGTCGGTGTCGAATGCCGCATTGCCGGGTTTTGGCGCAACGATCAGCCGAACGGCATCTGTATCAAAGTTGCGCCCAATCCCGACCCGCAGCTTTACGCCCAGAGCGTCGCCGAAATCCGTCTGGCGGCCGAGGCCATCGACCTGCTGGTGGCCGATTATATCGCTGCTGATCGATCGCAAAGTGATTGTTTGCGGATTCTTGAAGCCTTTGCCGCACGCGGGCGCGATGCGGTTGTGCCCATACCTGAAGCCGTGCAGATCATGGCGACAATTAGCTATATGGAAGATCGCGGCTGGCTGGTCAGCGACGAGTTTAACGGCATGCAGTGGTTCTATGTTGATGCTACAGGCGCCACTGAGATTCGCGGCGATAAGCCACCCCGCCGCCACTCGTATCATTAAGCCATCTGGGAGGGTCCTAGGCGCCGTTGCTGCGCGCAATCCGCTCAGCAGGTGCGCCAATACGACACGCCGCCTACGACCCCTCAGAGCCGTCGCAAAAGGCTACTAGAGAATAACGACCTTGCCCTTGACCGAGGCCAGCATTTCACGGAAGCGCTTGGTCAAGACGGCCGCAATTTTATCCAGCAATTCATTGGCCTCAGCGGCCAAGCCGTCGCGCGACTTGGGTCCGTCGGCGGTCTCAATGGTCAAAGGTTCATTGAAGTGAAGGAACTTGAGACTGCCGGTGATCATGTACTGTGAAAATAATTCGAAGACGAACTCGTGGGTATTGTTGAGCCGCTTTTGGCGCACCGACTTCATCGTGCCGATGGCGTACACTACGTCGATTGAACGGACATCAAGGGCATCGCCGACATAGCTCAATACGTCCCTTAGCGTGTGATACAGGTTGGTGAAGACCTGCGGCTCGGCAAAGGCGATAGCGTGGCCGATGCGATGCGCCATGATCCACGGTGTCAGCGGAATGCGATTGTTGCCCTCATTGTTAGTATAGACCATCTGGATGGCGTCGGGTGTTGACGGCGGCGGTAACTTGCGATGCAAGCGGCGCTCCGCACCGGCATGATCCCAGATACCGGCGATTCTCTCCGCCAGTGCCAAAACGTCACCGACCTTCGAGACCAGGGGCACAAAGATCAAGTCGATGGTCTCGGGGATGTTGCGAAAGGCGTGCTGCACCTTCGGCAGCGTCTGGTCGTACTGAATGATGCGGCGATCACTGGGCTGAAATGAGCCACGCTCAGAGAAATCGCCGACCACGTCATACGAACCCAGGGGGGCCTCAAAGAGATCAATGATGTGCATGATGTATTTACCTTAAAGGCTGATCTAAATAGCCTGGGAGGCTGATCACCATGGACGCACTAGTTGATATAATGAAGGTGACGTTAGGCACTACTTTTGTCTTCTATGTCACGTGCCACGCTTATCACTGGAATTGCGAAGGACCGTTTTTCCCAGTCTATCATGCCTTGTTTGGTAAAATTTATACCGACGTCTGGAACTCGATCGACGATATGGCTGAGCAAATTCGTCAGCTTGATGCCTATGCTCCGGCGTCGCTGGAGCGGATGATCGCTTTGTCGCGCATTAATCGCAGTAATAGCGGCATGCTGCCGACGGGTCAGATGCTGACCGGCCTGTTTGAAGACAATGACGTTGTCATTGCCGTGCTGACCGAGGCACTGCACGTAGCAGAGGCCGAAGATAAACAAGGTTTAGTCAATTTTCTCGCCGGGCGGCTAGAGGCGCACAGCAAATGGCGCTGGCAATTGCGTGCCAGCGCCAAACGAGTTGGCTAGTGGCGACTCCCGCCAGCAAAAGCGAGGCGGTGCCGGCATTCATCGGCTGATCATTGCGCCCCGCTCGGGTTTGGTTCCAGAAGACCAAATACCCCGTGTTGCCGGTCGGTCCCTCCCGCCGTGAAATATAAAGCGTAGGGTTCGCCGGCCAGGGTGCCATTGCCGGGCGAGATCGACCACAGTCCCGGGTTCGTAATTGAGTTGCCGTCTCGGTCAGTCAGCGGTCCGAGAAACTCGTGTGTCATCGGGTCGAACACGTTGATCGCCCCGTCGCCATTGTTGCCGATCAGCAGCTTGTTGGCAAATGCTCCAAAGCTCTGCGGCGCGATCGCTAGCCCGTAAGGATTGCTTAACGGACTGCCGATCGCCACTTGCGCAACCCCGTTGCCGTCGAGGTCGTACTGCTCCACCACCGGGCGCAGGCCAGTTATTGAGCCGGGCGTGTTGCGAGGCAGATACGTGACATACAATTGGTTGTTCAACACGGCGACGCCGAACGGCGCGAGATTGGCGGTGAACGAGATACTTTTAATCAGTCTAAAATGGCTATCATACATATCGACGGTGTTGCCGGCGTTGTTCGCCGCGTACAGCGTCGGGCCGGTGGAACTGGTGCCAATTGCCAGTCCGGTGTAAACAGCCCCCGGCGTTGTGACGTCAACTTCGGTTTTGGCCCCGAGCGCCTGATTCCAGCCGCTGATTGTGCCGTTGGTGGAGGCGAACAAAAACGTCGCCGGTTGGCCGTTCGGCAGCACAAAGGCGTTTGGAAAACTGTTGAACACTGCGCCGCTCGGCGACGGCGTCGAAATCGGTGGCAACAGGTTCAGGAACGGCGCGCCGCGTGACGCGCTAAGTCCCGATGGTTCAGTGAGGGCATCGACGCTCGCCAAGTTCCTGCCCTCTTCTGCGAGCCAGAACGGCCCTTGCGGCGCAAACGACATACCCAACGGATTGATAAGGTTGGCGTCGATGACCGACGCCGGAACTATGCCGTCCGAAATGATATTGGTTTGTGTGAAGGTGGGTTTCAGTGGATGCGTCGAGATGGCGCTAATGACCGCAGAGGTCGTCGTATCGCTCATTTTTTAGCTCTCCTTGTTTGCCTGCGTTGACCGAGCGGCGCCGCTTTTTCAACTCGTCGATCGCCGCGCGAATATTGAGAATAAGGTCAGGGATGCCAGCTTCTTCAGGATCGCCCGGAAAGCTGTGTATGGTCGTCTCCAGTTTGTTCGCGACCGCTTTGGCTTCCAGCAGCGTTAGACCGAGACCAACCGGGCCTATTGTCGGATGTTCGATCATCAGCACCAGCATCTCGGTATCCGGCTGATCCACCGGCGAAGCGAGATAGACGGTGACGTAAGCGTCGGGTGGGGCAACGAAATACGCGCGTAAAAACTCACTGAGACCGTCAGGGCCGGTTTTAACCGAGGTTTTCATAATGACGGCACCCTGTGTTTGATCAAGCCCGTTGTACTACCATACATTGCAAATTCTCCTGTTTGGGCCTGCGTCAGTATAGTGCACGGTGCGTCATTAGGCCGCACACGCTTTCGTAAGCTCCTGATTGTGCCGGTACATTGATCGGACAAAAGGCCCGCGTAAGCGTATGCTGCTCTCTTATCGTGACTACTGGCGTCAGTAATGACGCTGCTGCGACCGTCGAACGACGTACAGTCACTTGACCTTGTATACAGAGGAGAGCAGTGATGAGCGGCACGATAACAGTAACCGGCGGCAGTGCCACGGGCGGCAGTGCCACGGGCGGTAGCGTCGGACCTAATGGGGCAACCCCTGGCACAGCGACGGCCGGTACAGCGACGGCTGGAACGATCATCAATGGAAGCGGTACAGTCACGCCCGGCACCGCGACGAGCGGAAGTGGTGGCGCGGGCGTCGGGGGCAGTGCGATCGGCGGCAACGCGACGAGCACGCCGTTGGTCACGCCGCAGACAACTCCGTTGGTGACGCCCCAGACCCTGTTGTTGCCGAGCACACCCAAATTTATTCAAACCAACCTGATTTCCGACGGCTCTGTTCCGGCGAAGGTGACCGACCCGAATCTGATCAACCCTTGGGGTGTCTCATTTTCGGCAACCAGCCCGTTCTCGGTTTCCGACCAGGGGACGAATTTCGCCAGCCTGGATTCCGTGACGACCAGCGCGACGGGTGACAACTCGGTGGCGCTGAACGTCTTTCCACCGCTGGCAACACCCTCGCCAACCGGGCAAGTCTTCAATAGTTTTCCGAGCGCCTTTGCGCTGACCAACGGGCAACCGGCTACTATCCTCTTCGCCTCGACGGCCGGGCAGATCATCGGCTGGAACGGGGGCGCCCAGGCGACCATCGGCGTGAATAACCCGAACGCCGTTTACACCGGTTTGGCGATCGGCATGAGTGCTAGCGGGCCGACGCTCTACGCCGCAAACGCGCGCGCGGGCACCGTCGATATGTACGACGGCAGCTTCAAACTAATAAAGACCATTTCGGACCCGTCGATCCCGCCCGGCTTCACCCCGTACGGAGTTCAGGTGCTGAAAAATCAGTTGTTCGTCACTCATGCTCCGGCGAATAGCCGCCTTAATGGCGCCGGACAGGGCATGGTTGATCAGTTCGACCTCAACGGTAACCGCGTCGGTCTGGTCGCGGCTGGCAATCCGTTGAACGCGCCGTGGGGTTTAGCCATCGCCCCGTCAAGCTTCGGTGCGTTTGCAGGCGCGTTGCTGGTTGGAAATTTCGGTGACGGAACTATCAGCGCGTTTGACTACTCGACACATGCGTTCCTCGGTCAACTCAACGGAACCGACGGGCAGCCGCTCGTCAACCAAGACCTCTGGGCGATCACGCCGGGCAATGGCGGCTCAGCCGGCGATCCGTACCAATTATACTTTACGGCTGGACTCATGGACGAACGGCACGGCTTGTTCGGCAGCATCAAGGCGGCTTAAGCGACCCACAGCGAATTAGGAGCGTGTCATGCCAGATGAAGAGTTCGAACGCTGGCGACAAAGAGGTAAAGGCGCCGCTGCGCGCTATACGATGAACCTCGATGAACTGGGGCTGACATTATGCGCCCGCTGGGGCGTGCAGCACGATGAGCGGTTGAACCTCGATGTGCTGCGCGTTTTGGAAATGGACGAACTTGCTCGCTATCTAGACGGCGAGCTTTCGGACGGGCGTTTTGCAGCGATCTATTTTGCATTTCAGCGCATCTTGCGCACCTATCGCTTTCCCGAACTTGATATGAACGTTCTTATCGACATGGATACAATCCTGGCTGATGTGCTGTATCCAGATGATGAGGACGAGGACAATAAGAGCATAATAGCGCCCCCGATCGATGTAAACGAGAAGTGGCTCGACTGGGTCATTCGCGTGCTGAAACTCGATAATCGCTCGGACTGGGGACCACTGTTTCTCGACATCGAGCCGCTACTCGACTCACTCGATCATTCAGCAGGTCCGCCTGACGACACTGAAAAGGAAGCGGCGCGGCTGCTTGATATCGTCATAGCGTGTAAGCGGCTGGAGGTGCTTGGGATTCAGCCGACCAATTCTCCGAACAAGCCGGAGTAGTAGGCTGCACAACGCGCCGCGAACTCCCGAAAATGTGTTTCTGAGAACTTTCGCCAGCGCTGTACGTTTCGCTGCTACTTGCGGTAGGACTCCCAGGCCGGCGTGTATCCGGCAGGGAGGAAACTATGAGAGTAGAACGCAATTCTTTGGTGGAACTGACTGACGCTGAGTTGGATCAGGTGTCCGGCGGCGCGAATATCGATCAAGGCAGCGGCAAGAACCCGAGCGGCAATAAGGTCGGACCGTTTGAGGGTAATCCGCATGATCAGCCGGGCGCAAACGCCCTGGTAACCCCCTAAAATTACTTTTGCATTGAGCCCCGTTCGCGGGGCTTTTTTTTGTGTCTCACGTGCGCTTTGAAGGCCAAGCATCGCACGACCGCGATGTTCATGTGCTTGCTGCTGATAAACAGCACGTCGCGTGGGCCGCGTGCAGCAATGAACGGCGCTACTAGACGCTCGTTCGCCCAGCCGCGTTCGGCATATTCATGGGACGCTCGCACAGCGTTTGTACCGCGTCGCGCATGGTTTGATCGTGCCAACTCGCCCATCGGCTCGCATGGCAGATGATGTTTTGCTTTGGAAACAGGCCAGCGTGGTCGATTTCGATGCGCGCCTCAAGGCGCTGTAGCGTCGTCATTTCCACCATCCCGATGCTCCTTTTCGGTTTAAAGCTACAGAGCATAGCGTGGGCGATGTTGCTGTCTATGGCCGATTGGTGCAAAAGAAAACCCCGGCTTTCGCCGGGGTGTTTAACCAATGCTACTAAATGATAATATCATTAATGCCGATTGAGAGTTGGATCAGCAACGATGCCCGCGACGTCATTTACTACATACTCGCCACAGACACCTGCGACGATGACATCGCGAACAAGGTTATGAATTATACCCAACTTGATCGTGTTTAGGTCTACGCCGTGGCCCGCTGCGAGGTAATTTTCCGCAGCAGTCGAAACAATGTTGGTAAGCACATCCGCATATTCCATTGATTCGTTCATCATTTCAAGAGTAAGTCCGTCGATATCTTCCATGTTTTTACCTCCAGTGTTAATTGAAAGTTCTTATCTTGACCGCTTCTTCATGACAGCGGGCATATAATGCGGGTCGAACCAGCTTTCGTTTTTGAGGACTTTATGGAGTGACGCTCTACAAACGTTATATTTTTTTTCAAATGATGCCATCTGACCTCGTTCGCCAGTGAACGAGGTTCTTATTTCATTAACAAGCTCCCAAGTCAAGTCTGAATTATTCCGTCGAGCTTCACCTTTGCTTAGCTTAGATAGCACGTTGGCTCGTTCTTTCGGGGCGGCTTTCAGAATCTTGTCGCGAGCTTCGACAGCTTCCCCCACCGTGTCGAAGCGACCGTACATTACGCCTTCGACTTTGACCATCCATTTCTCGCGGCTGGCGTCAAACGTGACGCCATATTCGCCCGACTGTGGCAGGTTCTTACGGCTGATGCGGCGTTTGCCTCTGGACCTTTCATGATAAGCTTTGGCTTTTTCAGATTGTTGTCCAATAGACATTTTGATTTTGTGCTCCTCCTTTCGCGGAACACCACGCATGCGTTCTGCCATCGCCCGTCGCGCCGTCGTTGAGCCTCCAATCTTAAGCTTCGTCTCCTCGCTTCTGGGTCTGCCGGTATTGACGAGGCGGGCGGCTTCCGTGGCTTTCTGTTGATGTTGGGGTGTGACTGTTAGCTTGGCTATTTCGGAGGCTCGTGCCCGCTGTTCAGGTGTGGCTGGGATGCCCTTATTCCAAGCCTCTTGACCTTTTTTGCTTTCTGAAATCTTCTGTTTAACTTCATCCGACCATTCCAGCCCCTTGTTCCAAGGGATACGCCCTTTTAATTTTTCCCGCCACGCTTCTTTGTCTTCCTCGCTGAGGGCCGCCCAGTAAGCGTCACGAGCCGCGAAAAACGCTTCTTTGCGTTCAGCGGCCATGGGCACGCCTTTATTGTGAGGCGTTCTGCCTCTGGCTTTACCGGTTCGGCCTACCGACTGTCGTTGTAGGATTTCTCTTGCGGCTACTTCGCCGAAGATTTCAATGAACGTCTTACCCTTGCGGAGCGCGCTGTAATACTGTTTGACGTCCGGATCGTTCATATAGGCTTTGGAAGCTTCGGATATTCTTCCCTTCTGATAGTCCGAGATGATTCTGCCTTTTAGCTTTTCAATCGTTTCGGGCGACGACTTTGACCCGAGGCGAGAATTTGCCTTGGGAAGGATATTGTACTCAGGCATCAAGAGATCAATGTAATGCTGTTCTCTCGACGTCAGCGTTGCGCGCGTCGCTTCACATTCCTCTAGAACAATGAACGTAAAATGCTCTAGGCCATACTTCCGGATCGCTGGATATAATTTACTCCGTGTCGGATAGTCTGGATTGAATGCGTCTAGCCGATGTTGTGACCAACGATGATCAATGTTCTTGGATGAACCGACGTAGGATTTTCCGTTTACCTCGTTTACGATTTGGTAAACACCTGCCCTGATATGTTTTCTCAAAATATTCTCATAAAAAAACCCGTTGACTTGGATTAGCCAACGGGTTTATTTATCAAGGTGTCAAAAAAAGAATCAACTGATTCGTAGCAACGCAGCGGCGCTCGTTGTCGGCGGCATTACTACGGTGAAGTTCCCGGCTGACACCGTCTGAGTGCCACCGAAGTCAAAAACTCCACACGCACGGTTCAAGCCGGTCGTTACTGTTCCCGTCTGAGACGCCCCGCCCGAGCGCGTCGAGGTGATCGACGCACCGTTCACACCGTTGACCAAGTTTCCAGCGTTGTAGATCATGCAGCCAATGGTCGAGAACGTCGCCGTGGTCCAGGTCGGATTGGCGAAGCTGACGATCGCCGTGGAGGTGCCGGTCAGCACCGGCGTGACGTTGGTCAGCGCGAGGCCACCAGCGGAATAGCCGGTGCCGGAGGCTTCATCCGATGCGCTGGTGATCTCAGCGTAATTGGTATTAGCGGCACCATACGTCGCCACCGAGGTGGCCTTGATCAGCGCCATCTTGAACACGTCGCCGTTGAAGGTGATCGCCGAGGTCGCGCCCGTCGAGGCGGCCGACGCGGTGAAGGCGTTGCTGCCGGTGATCGCCAACACTACCGTGTTGGTCGGCAACGTTGCTGAGGTGACCTGCATGCCGATGCTGACGCCGGTTAGCACGGGCGAAACGGCGGTGAACGAGGTCGAGCCCGAAGAATTTGTGCACGTCGCTGCCAGCGGGGCGTTGAAGCAATGTCCGCCCTGCATGAGTTCCATCTTAAACGAGTTGCACATAGCCGTGGTAATTGCCATCTGGGTAATCCTTTCTTATGAGTTAGCCGTGATACTTGGCGAAGTATTGCTTGCTCGGCTCACTCTCGTTATGCGCCGCATGCCACAGCCGCTCGGCGTGCTGCACTGAGCGCACGTGTTGGGCCACCACCTCATGTATCGCCGCCTGCACTTCGGGATCGGCAAAATGCTGCTCCCACGGGGTGCCTTTCGCCGCCTTGGCGACATCGGCGACGACGTGATCGACGTAGTCAGCGGCATCGAGCGGGTTGTGGAAATGCTCAGCATCCTCCATCTTGCGCCGCTCGTCGTCGATCACCCTGCCGTGATGACCGGCGATGATTTCCGCCAGAGCGGTTTGCAGCTTCTGGCCGGCAATCAGGCGCTCGCCGATCAACGCAGCATCTTCCAATGGAAAGATCATTTCGGCGGTGCACATCGCCCACTTCTCGGGGGAGTGTGTGCCGTTATTAGTAATAAGAATCCGCGCCATAATTGGCTCCTGTGTTCCTGTATTCGAATGAACTATTTAGTCGGCAAGCTACTCGATGTCCCATTCAGCGAGATCATCTTCGAGCGTGGTCAAATATTCCAACATCAGATCGAGATCGGCGTCACTGATCAGGTTCTGTTGCCAACGATGGAACTCGGCGGTCGCCTCCGGCAACTCGGCGCTATTATGCTGACTGGCCTGTTGAATCTCATGCAGTCGTTTGGCGATGGCGTCATAATCATCTGCGATCATACTAAAATCCTCCTAGCAATAGAAAAAGGGAGCCGTGTGGTGCTCCCTCTTCATGATAGTTCTGTGCTGATAGCAATTACAGCGATGGAATCTGCAAAATGAAGCTAGTGATCGATACATTGATCGTCGTGCTCAGCGTCGTGTTGCCGATGATGATATCGGTGCCCGAGGTGCCGACCGTAAAGTCAGCGACGACGGTGGCGGTGGCCGGGCCGAGATACTGCCAGACCACCTGTGAGGCGCTCGAAGCGTTGTCCACCACCGGGCTGGTCGTCGCTGAAGGACCCGACCCAGACCCGGCCGAGGTACCGCCCTTCAAGCAGTAGTAGAGGTTGGAGTTGGCGGTGACGATTTTGCCGGCGGTATACGCGGTGTTGATCGCCCACGCCGTGGTGGCCATCGTGGCCCGCGCCCAGACCACAGTGCCGTTATTACTCGGCGCCACCGAACTGGCGACGAAGCTGGCAGTCTGCTGCTCAAAGCCAGGGCTAGAGCCGCCGGACGTGGGCGAGCCGGGGTTGACGTTGGAGGCGCCGAAGGCCGGAGTAGAAAAGGTGAAGGTGGCGAGCGGGGTGTTACCCGACAGACCGGTCTCGCTGTTCACTGGCTGCGTCCCGGAATAGAAAACAAGTGTGCCGCCAGCCAGCAACTCGGTCACTGACGTCAGGGCGTTCACAGCGGATACCGTTGCGAGGTTCAAAGGCGTTCTCCTAAAATTCTTTGCTGAAAAAACCAGCCGTGTTGTCGCTATTTATTCGCTCATGACAGCGGCGCTGCGGCCATAAATAGGCGATGCGATATGCAGAACTTATCACTGAGGCGATCGATACGGACACGCCCGGATTCAAAGCGTGGTTCGCCAATTCAAAGGTGATGAAACACGGCAAGCCGATGATGATGTTTCACGGCACAGGCGCGAGTTTCGAGGAGTTTCATCGCGGTTCGCATTTCGGCACAGCACGGGCCGCCAATCATCGCCTCGGCCAGCAAGGCTTGTTGCGGCATCAGGGGCGGATGCTTCCTGTGTACCTCAGCATCAAAAACCCCCTACGCCTGAAGGCGGACCTGCATTCGGCTGACGAGGCGGCGCTGCTCAATGCCATCAAGCGCGGCGAATATCCTGACATTAATTTGGACTTCGCCAACCAGCACGGCGCCTATGCAGCAGCCGAAGCGGCCGGGTATGATGGTCTGGCCTACAAAAACGGTATGGAGGATCGCGGCAAGCTCTCTTGGGTCGTGTTCCGCCCGGAGCAGGTCCGATCAGCTATTAGTTAAGCTATTGTCATTGCTCGACCATCAAATCGCCGCTGCATATCACAGGACCGCCGATGGTGATTGTCGTCGTGTTCATTTTCATCGCGGCGTCCGAGGCATTATCGCCGCAATCAAAGTCAATGACACCGATACCGTCGGACGTGACGACCCTGGCGTAACCGGCGACACCGGTAGCGGTCGCGCTTGCGACGGTGATCGGATTGAACGTCAATTGGCCGGTGAGCAGCAGACTGAGCGCGGCTCCGGTGAGCCCACCGCCGGTTACTGGCTCATTGTTCAAATCATCCGGTGCAACGCTATAGGCTCCAGGCGAGATCACGCTATTGATATTGATAATAGCGCCGTCTGAGACGGTGACAGAGGCTTGGAACTTGGTACCGGTGCCGGTCGTGCCGGTGACCAGTTGCGCGCCGTCGGTGCCGCCTGTGCCGCCGCTGGTGATGCCGATCACAGCCTTTACAGCCAACGACGCGACTGCTGGTGGCGATGACAGCGGCAAGGTCACCAACAGGCTACCGGTGGCTGGGTAATCAGGGCTGAGCGGTGGCTCCCCGGTATAGAGAAGCATATTCCCGCCCGCACCAATAGAGGCGGCGATTTGCGCCGCTCGGGCCATTTTGGTCGCGGCGGCAAGATTGATGTAGGACACAGGCGATTCCCGAAACGTCGGGATATTTATCGCGTTTTCAGGAACAGATGTTTCACAGCCAGCTATAAATAAACTGAGGTTTCGAGGGGTTTCGCGTTGACGGCAGATTCTACTGATATGGCCAAGGATAGCGCGCTGGCCAAGCCTGCTGCCTTGAGCCCGTTAGCAGCGACCGTTCCACCTGCTTTTTCCCGTGGCCTACAAATATCAACGTCAACCTCAACCACGGCTTATGACGGTTTGATTACGGCCACCAATGCCGGCACGCTATCGGGGCAAGGGACGATCAACTACTCCGGTGGTTTGCATCAGTTCAACACGCTTGACGGGACGACGCAGTTCGCTATCGGCACGCAGACGCATTCTTATAATTACTGGCAAGCGGTCGGCGCCCAGCCGACAGTGCCGCCCACTTTCCTCGTCTCTGGCATCGATACGAATATCTCCGGCAGCTTTGCCGCTAAGGGGACCGGCGGATTTAATTTCGGCAACGGCAGCGGAATGCTGCTTCAGCTTGTCGATATCGGCACGCAGATAATCAACATCCCGACGATAAAGCCCGGCGCGTCGAACGGTAGCGTAATCTACGGTGTGAGCGGTGGTGACGGCCTCCCATGCAATGTCGCTTTGAATGCCAATCTAAACGGCACAGTCGCGCTGGGTAACAGCGACGGGCCGCTCGGCACGTTTAGTGACGGCAACAGCTTCGGCACGCCGGTCATCGCGTATTTCACGGCCATTACAGCGAAGACGGATGGCACGCCGGTCACGATCACCGTCGGTAATCAAGTCAACGCCGGCATCAAGATGGCGTCACGTGGCACCGGCACGGTCTATCTCGGTACCGGCTCCGGTTCGCTGATGCAAATCATCGATCCCGGCAGCACGGTCATCAACGCGCTGCAACTCTCCGGCGGCCTGTCCAACAGCGCGCTGACTTTGCGGGCGGTCGCCGCGCCTGGGGACAGCCTGCCGTGCGGTGTCCGGCTCTGGGCGTTGCTCAACGGCTCGGCGACCCTCAGCAATGACAACGGCCCGCTCGCGACCTTCACCGATGCCAACAGCAGCAGCACTGCGGCGCTTGGCTATTTCGTGTTCACGACGCAGGCGACCGCTGGCACCGCGCCGACGATTTCCGTCACCGGCAGCACCAACAACTCGATAAAATTGCTGTCGAAAGGAACTGGCACAGCGCTGGTGAGTGCGGGCGGCACCGGATCGGTGCAGCTTGGCATCTCCGGCGACAAAATCGCGTTCCTCGGCGCCACAGCAATCACGAAGCCGTCCGTATCAGGTTCCTGGGCAGGCAACGTCGCCGGGCAGGCCCTTGCTGCCGCGCTGGCGAACCTCGGCCTCATCACCAACAACACAACGGCATAGACATGGCAAGTGGTATCAATTTCGGCGCCATTCGTTTCGACGCTTGGTACTTGTGGGATAATTGGGGTCTTGTGATGGGCGAGGAGCAACAGTGCTTGGCGCCGAGTGCGTACCAGAGCCGCCTGCCATGGTTTTGCTCGATTGTATCACCGTACGACGTACGGTGCCAGCCCACGCAATCGCATATGGATTTGGAGTGCACGATCGCGGCGGCGAACGGGATCAAGTACTGGGCGTTTGACAGCTACCAAGCATCCAGCGGCAACGCGGGTCACAATGACAGCCTCAGCACCGCCTGGAACATGTATCAGGCCAGTCCAAACAACAACTTGGTGAAGTGGTGCTGGATAATGGGTGGCTCCATGCTCGGCGCACCGACATGGTCTGATAACTCCTGGCAACCATACATGACGACGCTGGCGCAGCAGATGGCACAGTCAAACTACATGACGGTGCTCTCAGGCAGGCCGCTCTTGTATGTGATATGGGACGATAGCTACGTGACCAGTTGGTTCCAGGGCAGCAACGCCAATTTCGCCACCACGCTCACTTACCTGCGGACACAGTGCTCCAATCAGGGAATTGGCAACCCCTACATCGTCTTGATAAGCCTGGGCGTATCCACGACCACGATCTCATCCCGACGCGCAACCGTCGGCGCCGACGCCATCTCGCAGTACGCGCCGATCATGTTTTCCGAGTATACGGGTTCGTTACCGAATGCCTGGAGCTTGGCCGATACCCGCATACAGGCGCAGTGGGCGGCAATGGTTGCCACGGGTTCGCCGGTTATTCCCTGTGCGATGACCGGCTGGGACAAGCGTCCGCGCATAGACCACCCTGATGTGGTGGGCGGCACGGTCGCGCCGCCGTTTATCGGTCATAACCTGTATTACGTCACCCCGACTAATACCGAGGTGGCCAACCACATGCAGGCCCTAGTGAACTACGTCAATGCCAATCCATCCGCCTGTCCGTCAGGTGCGGCGCTGATCTATTCCTGGAACGAATGCTCAGAGGGCGGTAACGGCTTGATCCCGACGCTCGGCAGGCCGCCGAGCAACAATACGACCAGTTTGCTCTCCGCAATCGCGCCGGTGATATCGTAGCGCTGGTCGGGCGCTGGCTACGAAGAAAGCTGGAGGCGGGATTTGAACCCGCGAGGGAGGTATTCTCCCGGCAGATTACAAATCTGCTCCAATAAACCGGACTATGGGACTCCAGCATTAGACATCACCGCCCCGAACTACAAAATATCTATCGATCCATTATTGAACTATTTGTGTTCATTTCTACGCCAATCTTCGCGCCACCGAAGCAGAGAAGAGAATGAAGATATGTCCGGAGTGTGGCAGCCCTATGCACTATGGTAAATGTGTCTGTTCAGTCATCTGTAGTGCAAAACGACGCCGACGGGTCGATTGGGACACTATCGATTTGCCCGGAATGGCGAGCAAGATGTCTAAAATCGCTATCGGCAAAGCTCTTGGTGTATCAGATAATGCCGTTCGCAAACGTTTAAAGAGATTAGCAAAGGTGGCTCCTGGGGAGGGACTTGAACCCCCAATTGGCGTTTCCACCGACGCGTTAACAGCGCGCTCCAATACGATTCTGGGCACCCAGGAATAAACAATATATATCCAGCACCCACGCCAAATGCAAGCATATTATTGGACATCCCAGAACCATTGAATACCGAGAGGCTCGATTCTTAGTCATTCTTTCCAAAACGCCGCCGGTTCCGTGGATAGATTGGGCGTTCCCCAGCAAGGACCAGCACGTCGGCTGTGTCGGTTGTCCACTTCTCAACTGGAGAAACCGGTTCCCTTTGGGCTCGCCGGATCATTATCGCCACATACGACTGTCCCTCACGAGCATACGCCGCAATTTCGGCGGTGCTATAGCCTAGCTGGCGAATCTTCAACAGATCACGCCGATATTCCCAGTGGGCTTGCCGTTCGGCCACGGATGATGGCACCAGATCGCGCCAGGGTGAGGAGTCGTAGCGGTGCTGGGGGTCTGGCAGCTTCCAGCCGTCCGGCAATGGCCGGAGTTCGATCCACGTGTCAGTATTTGGGTCGTCATTGCGGCGGACGAGCCGTCTGCCACCCGGCTTCCACGAGCCCCAGACGTAGGAAACGGCGTCCTCCATCCGGCAATGGTGGCCAAGCTGCGGAAAGTTGTCAATCGGGTATGCGGGTGGCCGGACTCGAACCGGCAAGGGGTCGCCCCCGTCAGATTTTGAGTCTGATGCGGTTACCATTTCGCCACACCCGCTCACGGGAAACGTTCTAGGTCACCAATCGCGCCCAGTCAACCCCATATCTAGTTACATAAATATGGCCGCTATTTGGTCCGGTGAGACACGATTTGTAATGGACGACAGTATCAAAGAACTCTTGGAAATTTATCCGTTCCTATCGTTCGGCTGGATGCAAGACAAAAACTATTTGGGCGTGGTGCAGAACTGCGACGCCCAATTGATCTCGATGTATATCCTTACGGATATCCCGACCGAGGAGTTGCGCAAGAATTTTCTCAATGCTGCCGCCGACTGGTGGTGGGGCAGCAACCGACAGGTGCCAATCAATATATTCTTGAAAGAGCGGTTTCTGCCGTATCGGCAGTATCTTAAGCACTTCGCCCGCAAGGAGTTCAATCTGGAGGCCGGGCCGGTAGTGTCATTACAAGATGCCATCGCCCGCCGCGTGCGCAAGCGGCAGATCACATTGGTCCGCCGAACATGAAAAAACCGTCTGGCACCAGACGGTTTTTCCTTGCTTTACTCCAAGTAAAGGAGCACAGTCTTCTGGCAGCAGTTGATCTGCTGCACGTTTCCTCCCGAAACTAGGCGGTGGACTTTCGCCCACCGCCTTTTTTTCATATTGGTCGAACTCGGTCAATAGGCCATCATGTCACGAGTTCGTGTTCAGCGCCACCGCAGCGCGAACACCGCTGCGTCAGTCGCCGAGAAAAATGAGAAATCTAGCGCGAAATTGGCCACGTCCCTGGGTATGCCGCGCATACTCCACGTATCGAGGTTGTACTCGTCGATCCACTCAATGATCGGGCTGAGCCCGACCGGCCACTGCAACTGATCCTTCTTGATGGTGATCGGATGGGCCTGTGCCGAGCGGTTGAACTTGCGAAACCGCCCGCCGCACAAATCGAACTCATTGCCCCGCAATGCCATCAGCCGCACGGAATAGATCAATTCGGTTCGGCGCGTGCTGTAGCAAGCGCAGTGCAACATGCCCTCTTCATCCACTTCGAGGGTGGATACGATCCTCTGAATGTCCGGCATTTCTAACTCTCACTGAAAAAAGTGATCTAAACTTGGCCGCGTTGTTCTAACAGCAGATTGAGTTGCACGACGATCGCTGAGGCATAAGCGATCGAATGCGATTTCTTATAGTAAAAAGCCGTGGTTGGGACCCAAATATCGCGGTCAATCTCGGCCCGCGACCGGTGCGTGAGATACCGCTTGCCGGGCCGGATTAACGCGATGCAAATTGCCAAATCGATAATACTGCGCGGCCTGATCGCCTGTACCACGTCGAAATGGTCAGCCACGTGTGCGAGTTGGCCGACGATGTTCGGATCGTCGAAAACCTCCCAGGGCACTGGGCGGGTCAACAGATCGACCAGATGGGCCTCATCGCGCACGCCGTTGTACATCCCGACGGAAAGGAAATCGAGCTTGAAATAGCCGCGTCGCTCGGCCTCTTTATGATCCCAGACCGCGAGGCCATCCAACGGGTGGATGGGAATATTCTGGAAATACACAGCCGAGGCGTGCTTCTCGCGCTCGGCGTTACGCACGCCCTCGGTGCAATCCAATCCGCGTAGCGCAGCGGCCCGATCCGCCAAATCAATGTCAATGTCGGCCGAATGGCGCATCAGGGACTTGTACTCCAACCAAGAGCCGACCGGGCGATGATGGCGATCTCCTCCAACGCCTCGGCCATGCGCTCGCGGATTTCGATGCTGCTCAGCGCGTGGTGGCGATAGCCCGCCTCCAACGACCGATATAGCGGACGTTCGGCCAATTGCAGAACGTCCTCAAAGGACTCCAACAGCATATCAATTCTCTCATCGGATTCCATGACGTAGTTACTCCTCGAATTGGTTATCAATGACCACGCGCAGCGTCGAATGCGGCGGTGGTGCCATGAGCACGTCGAGCCGAGCGCTATACTCATACAGCACATCGTCGGCGCGCACCCGATTGAGCCGCAACACGTCGATGGTGCTGCCAGTGCGGCCTTCAAGCACCGAAATCAGCGAGCACAACAGAAACAACAGACGGGCAACGAGCGGATGCGTCCGCTCATTGATCGCTTGCGCCGTCTGCTCGCCGCACAGACTAACGACGTTGACGATCAAGGCATGAAAATGCTTGATCTCCAGCGCCGCCCAGTCGGTGCATCCGGCGAAGAACGGGTGCCCCGTGCACATCGTTAGTACATCGTCGGGCTGCTGCCAACGCTGCCGTTGAGCGGCGAAGTCGTGTTGATCAAGCACGAAGATCAACCGCCGCTCGGCGACGTAGTCCGAGATGATAACTTGACAGATCAAATGTGGTCTCGCTTCTTGCCAAGTTCGCGGCGCAGGTCGAGCAACTCGCGCTCGAACTTGGTCTGTGATGTGCGAGCACGCATCAGCGAAGTGACCAAGCGCTCGATTAGTACCTGGAACTGCTCGACGCTCTGCCGTTGACGGGCCAAGGTCTGCTCCAACTGTTCGACGTAGGCCAAGGTTGGAACCTCATATTCAATCGCGCCGACGCGGATTTTCCGCGATCGGCTGGCGAACGCCACGACCGGTTGCCGGGCGGCCATCGCCGGCTCATCGTCGAGATACATGGCAGCGAGACGCGCCGCTCGAAGTTCTGGATCGTCCATCTTTTAAATTCCACTCTCTTCTAGGATATCACGTATTGTATCGACGTCTTTCTGATGACGCTCGATCTTCAAGCGCCAAAACTCCGGATCGATCGTTTGTTCGACCAGGATGATCTGATCGCGCGTCAGCCGCGTCATCAGCCGGTGAGCACTGCTGGCGATAAACAGCACCCACGGGCTAATGCGGCCGGTGGTGATCCACAGCACCGCTAGCGGCGTTTCCAGCAGGCTGAAGAAGGCTCGCCAGTCGTTATTGGTCTCGTGCGCCCATTGTTGCATCAGGCTGAAGCTGCGCTCCAGTGCATCCAAAGGGGTCTCGTTCCTGTTCAACTCACGAATGTAGGTCTGATACACCGCTTGCTTCGTCCAGGTATCGATCGGTGCCTCGATACGCAAGAGGAAATCGATGAAGCCAAGCGGATTGACCGCGTTGAGGTCCACAACATGACGGCCGAACGCGACGAACGCGGTGTATAATTTGCTGCGGGCGAAGGTCTCGTAGGTTGGTTGCTGCTTATGCGCCATGGCGCGGCGATAGAATTGCTGATAGGCGATGAAGGCCAGCCGCACCGGCTTTTCATCCCGTTGCAGGTGACGGCGTTTTTGCTCGCAGCAATGGGCGAAGAGTGAGCGCTCCCGAACAAATGATCTTTTACAGAATGTGCAGATGAACTCACTGCCGCTGCTGACCTTTTTCGCCGATTTGCTTCGGGAAGAGTTTGTCGTAGGCATTCATCACCTCCTTCGCGTCCTTCTCCTGCACGCCGCAGCCCTTGACGAATTCGCCGAAGCTCGTGCGGTCAAACTGGTCAAGTAGCAGGCTGATTTCAGCGTCGCTGGCCTCTGGAAAGACGGAGGCGACCAACGTTGCAGCGGCATTGGCCTTGCTGAGCCGCGTTGGCGGCGCCAGCCATACGTGCTTCTGCTGACTTCCCACACCACAGGTCGCGAGCAAGCGAAAGATAAGATCGGGATGCTTGTGAAGATCGTACAGGTGCAAGTTCACATGCTCATTCACGACCCACAGCATATACGCGGCTTCATCGCCGTCTTTCGCTAGGGTGGCGGTCCAGCGCATGGCGACCGGTGGGGCGAACTCGCGGCGGACGTCGGCCGGTTGGCGTTGCAACCAGTCGCCGTCGCAGCGATCTACTGCTTGCAACAGATTAATGATGTCCAGTTTACGCTTAGACAAAGCAACTCCTGTTTTTGCGAGTTAACCCACGTCTCGATGGAAAAGCTGCTAAATAACGATGGGGACGCGCAATGGATGTCTCCAAAGGTTGCTAGGAGGCCCGCCGTCAGATCGGCGGGCCTCTGTCGTTGATCACCGAAACGGTTGATCGCCGATCCTTTTCAATATCATCAAGTACAGCAGAACGATGACGCTGATGAACCCCGGCATCAGTACCAAAATGAACAGCCAAATCACCGGCTCAAACATCGGGCTGCGGCTTCCTGTTATTGGAGCGAATACGGCGAGGATTGCCGAACTTGGTCAGCCCGTAGGGGGCGTTTTTCAATGGCACTCGTGCGATGGTCGTGGTCGTCGCCGTTGTTGGCGACGGTTCGCTGCTGCAAGGCGGTCGATGTTCATCGCCAATCGTCGGGTCCGAAACCGACGGGGTCTCGACCGGGTCCGGATGAAAATGTGGCGCGCCGAGGCCGCCCGGCGGGATTGATGCGCTGGACATCATACCGAGCATCAGGCGGAGAATTTCATATAGCGTCTTGTGCGCGTCCTTGACGTTGCCCTTGCCGGTAAGATACTGAAAATGCCGCAAGTGTGCTTCAATTTCGTCGTCAAAATCTATCATTGATAAGCCTTTATGTAGAGGTGCTGCGAGACGATTTATAATTACGGCTAAGAGAATATCTTGGTAATGTCAAGCTGATCCGGCAGCCGAGCACAGTCTTTGGCGAGTAAACAGCAGGCCGGGTTGCGCTTGTTTTCCAGTGGCACCACCAGGATGTGGCCGAACTTCAGCTTCGGCATGGTCCACATGACGTCGGGGAAGTTGTTGACGTGCGTGATCTCGCCGAAGTCTGGCATGTAGCTGGTGATCGGGTTCATGATAAACGCTTCGAACGGCCGATCGCGCAGGTCCTTGATCTCAATGATCTCCATATGGCCGAAATCCTTGTCGGCGATGACGATCGACCAGTCGAGCGGCATCTGGATGCGATACGGGCCGATTTGCAGATCAGCCGACGGGCGGGCGAACGAGTCGAGGAACACCAACGGGATAAAGTAAAAATCCACGTCCTGGCCGTTGCTGTAGTCAAGCACGCAGTAGCGCAGTTCATCGACTTCATCCGGAATACTGGTGTTGGCCGTCATCGTCAGCGGAATCATGTTCATGTTGAATGGGCGATTTTCCGAGGTAAGTATGAGCATCTCAGGTCTCCTGCGAGGCAATGCTATGAAAATTTATTTTGAGGCGTTCAGCGTCGCAACATGTTTCTTCGATGATTTCTTCTGATCGCCGCCTTCACGGCGCGGCGCAGATACTTGCGCGGATAGAATAGCACGACGACGGTGATCACGGCCATGATCGCATAGCAGGTAGATAATGGCATGTTGTTGTGTTGCCTTTGACTCAGCGGTAATCGACTTTGGTCACGGCAAACGGATAGCCAGCGTCCTTATAGTATTCCTTACGCTTGCTCTGATGCCGCCGGGAAAATTTTAGGCTTGACGAGATGTCATAGATTGTCGCCGACGACTTGTCGTTTGCCTTGCGTAGAGTTCGGCCGATGGACTGCACTGTACGGACGAAACTCTTGCCGCACTCTATTAACACACAGTTAAAGAGTCGAGGGATATTGATGCCAACGGCGGCGACACCGTAAGTAGCGATAATGACCTTGTCACCGGCAGTTTGAACTTCATCATATTCCTTCTGCCGGGTCTTCTGCTTCGTCGCCCCTGAGACGAACACCGAATCTGGGATAAGCTTGTGCAGCGTTTCGCCGGTCTCAATACGATCAACCAAGACCAGGGTGTTGCCGCTGTCAGCGATCGACTGCACACGCTGGGCGAGCCAGTTCAACCGCGTCTTGTCGGTGACCAAAAAGGTATGTTCGGTGTCGTAGTCGGCGAAACCCACGTGGTCGTCTTGCATTTGCAGGATTTCTATTTTACAGCGTGCCAGAACGCCGCGCTCTTGTAGCTCGGCGGCGCGCAACTCGCCGACGATCGGCCCCAACGCCGCGAGCAACGAGACAGCCTCATGCTCCGCCTTGGGGATGGTCCCCGTCAAACCCCAACGGATCGGAATTTGTCCGAACGGGCCGCACAACAGATTACGCAGGTCGTTTCCGCGTACGCTGTGGACTTCATCGACTATGACGCAGGTGACCCCCTCAATGAAATCCATGATCGTTGGCGTATCTTCGGCGCGACGGCTCCTCTTGGAGAATACGCTGAGGGACTGCCATGTACAGATGGTGTGCTGATGGCCCCATTCCTTGCGGTCGCCGAAGAATACGCCGACATCGAGGCCGATGTTGCGGTAGTCGGCCTCGGTCTGCACCACCAAACTCTTGCTTGGCACGATGATGATCGAGCGTCCGTAGGGTTCAATGATCGAGGATAAGGCGGCCGTGAGGAGCGTGTTGTGATGTATAATTCCAGCAGCATCACAGTACAGATGCGGAGCGTCTATACCAATGTCATAGAATTCTTGCTGGGGTAGCGCTTTGTTTGCGGCAACGGTTAAGACACCGACGGCAGTCAGGACCGTAGAGTCCGGTGGAAGATCGCAGGCGAACACCTCATTCTCATCCCCACCTAAAAGAATATGTCGCTCGGCGCATCTGAGTACATGCCCGTTCGTGAACTTGATTTCTCGACCGGCACAGGATTTCTTAATCATGCCGTTGACACGGGCGTCTCCCGTTGGCGTTGGAACTTTAATATCTAACGTGGAAACTCCAATCGTTTCATCAAAACGCAATGTTTGCGCCGAGAAATCGGCCGCAGCCTGTACTAAATCGCCGATTTTAACTCTGATTTTCATTTAAACGTTCCAGTATGAAGTTTTGGACGAGACGTATGCTTGCAGGCACCGGCTCATTGTCCCAGACGGTTAGCAGGTGAAAACCAGCGGCCTCATGCCCTGGTGATGCCGACAACGCGGCGGCGGATCAACCTCCTCTGCTCGATCAAGCGACGCACGCCATCTCCGCTGTCGCTCCAACTAAGAGCAAAACGTGTACTCCAGACCGTTTTGCCTATAGCATGTAGTAGTTCGCAGTTTTTATTGGCTACCGTCCGTTTCCACTGTCGCTCTGGAATTTTCTGAAAACGTTCTATCCACTCCTGTACCGGTCGCGACCTTCTGGTAATTGACCGTATTTAATAAGAACTTACCGAACTCCGTCGTTTCGTCGATGTCTATTTCCAGCAACGTATCTTGATCTAAACATTTACCTGCCGCAGTCGCTATAACCGCTATGCCTTGTAGATTATCGATGAATTGATTGATGGCGTTGACTTGATAGTCGCGAAGCTCAATCTGGCGACCGGCCAGCGGGTGGCCGGGCGGCCAAACGCGATCGGCGAAGTGATCGGCGTGTACCCGCGCAAGGCGAAAATCATAAAGTGGGCGTTGGTCATCGATCTCAATTTCGACTTTGGCGTCGCCGAGGATCGGCAGAATCCGGTCGAGCAAGTTTAAATAAGTTGCCCCGCCGATCGAACAGAACGACACCGTCCCGTCCCAGCGGCCCAACTTATACAACGGCATATGCCGCGCTTCCGGCACCTTAAACTTTAACGCGTCGCTAATTTTTCTGCGGACAGCGACGTCAAGTCCCTCAAACCGCACATTGACGGCGTCGCGGACGATCAATTTGCACTTATTCATTACAACCCATTTAAAAAAAGGTGGTGTAATTACTTATGACTGTGAGCGCAGAATGTTTTCCACAACAAGATAGCCGGGTTTACCCGCCATCTTGTGCGGTAATATCTGGTTGGTGGATGGCCTTCCACCAACCAGCCGACCTCTCGCCTGACTACACAGGCACGGACCGGTTCCCCGCTGCCACGGGTGGACGATTTGCCAGCGACCCTTGGCAGGGGGTGCCGATTGTCGCCCTAGAGATCAAGAATTAGAGTACAGCGGCGGTATACGTCAAGACAAATAGTCCATAACGTCGTTTTGTTTATTGTCACCGGCGGTGTCATTTCGGCTGCGACAAGGGGTGCATATTTCGCTAGGTACTTGATCCAGTCTGGGCTATAGGCCGAGGCGGGACAGGAGAGCGCATATGAACGATGAAATTATTAAGTTGGTTGTCACCGAGGAAGGCTCTGTGGACTTCGCCAAAGTTCCAAACCTCGCGCTACGCGACGTCGCAAACAAATACTGCATGGCCGTCACCGAGCCGGAAATTGTCAGTACACTACTGCGAAATCTTTTATTGCACGCCAGCGGCCGGGCGCTCATCAACATTCTGAAGGACCTGCGCGATGCCGCCATCCGGCACGGTGCGGGTGACAGTGTCGTCTTGACTGGGAAAGGCTGAACTTGGTAGCACTCCGTAGGTCTTCCTGCGGAGTGCCGCTATGCCAACATGGCAACAGATGTCAGACAAGAAGCGCCGGTGGGCCATCTATCGCAAGGTACTGCATTTGCAGGGACAGGCGCACGATCGAGCCATTTGGGCCGGTCTGATCGAACAGTACGGTGCTGACTGTTCGCTCAGTTGGGTGTGTCGCCGCTTAAAAGATTTCGAAAGACGCGGTCACTTACAATGCACTTTTGAACGTGGCGCTGACAACGTCGTCCAGCGCTACTGGCATCCAAAAGGAAAGCGGAAAGGATGCGGTCAGCAATACTGACCGCATCAGTCTTATTCGGCTTCAGCTAGCCGCCCATCCGCCAGTCAACGCAAAATAGGTCAGCGTCAAAAAACCGCCGCCGAAAACGATAATACCCACCACAGTCCAAAGTTTTTCCACCGTTGGGTCCTCCAGGCCGCTGCACGACGCCTCGATAACGCTTTTACCGTCGGCGCACAACGAACAACGCCGTGACCTTTCAACGCTGTACGCGGCCTCGGTGCACGATGGCGCACTCCGGATGGCTCTTAAGGGCCTTGTGATGGCGTAATTCGGTGACCGCTCGGTCGTCCATTTGACGCATCCAGCGCAGCCAGTTGCGACGCCGGTAACGGGCGATCAGTTGATCGACACTCAACGGTGAGCCAAGCTCCTGCGCCTTGTGATGCACCTCCAGGATCGTGAGGCGGGTGGCAATAGGCACCCAGTGGTCTGGGGCGGTGTCGGTCTTAACAGCAATTGTCCGAGCAATGAACTCTCCCTCGCACCATTGGACAAGCGTTGTCCAATGGTCCTGCAACCACATTCTAGGTGTCATATCATGTCCAGGGAAGTAAAGGCGGGAATGATCCCCGTCGAACGCAAGGCGCTTAAATACTACGCCGCGCTCGCAAGCGGGGCGCTCTTCGGCTTGTGTTTCAGCAGCCAAAGAGCTTCCGCGTGACGATCCGGCTTGGCCAATAGCCGCTCCAAGCTCCAGCCCAGGCTCGCGGCGATCAACGGCAATCGTTCTTCCTTGGGATAGCCGCGTCCAGAGCGCCAGTGCGTGACCGCCGACTGGCCGACGTTCGTCTGTGTGGCCATAGCCTGATTGCGCATGCGCAGTTCGGTCATGCGGGTGTCCAGATTGACGCAGAAATGGGCCGCCCAGGCGGGACGACGCGCCTCCGTGATCAGCCGTTTGCTGTCGCGTGGTGCTCGGATGTTAGCCGGGACCAAATGAATTTTTCCCTTAACGCCGCCAACGGCCCCGTTTAGCAAGCCCATAGCGAACAGCGTTTTGGCCCGGCTGAGGGGAATTTCTTCCCTCAGCGCCCATTGCGCGATCGGCAACATCGCCGGGATCGCAGTGTCGCTGTCTTCGAACAGGGCACTCGGCCGAGAGCCCAACACCCGCGCGATATCAATTATGCGATCGTCGGTCGGAATTGCCGTCCCGCGCCGATATTGGTTTACCATCTGACGCGACACCGAGATTGCCCGCGCCAACTCGGCGTTGCGCATCGAGTTTAGCGTCATCAAACGGTCAAGATTTGCGGCGAAAATTGCCGGATTGCGCTCCATTCAGCCAAGTCCTCTTTCGGAGTCGAACCATACCAGCCGAACCGCTGGTTGTCAAGACACGGATAGAATTGAAAATTAGCAACTGCTTAGCCCTGGTCGAGCACTGCCTGCCGCAGTGCCTCGATCGTCTCAGTGGGCGTATGGCGATAAATTTCGATCAGTGTCGCACGATAGTCGGCATCGGCGAGATAACGCTCGTGCACCTTGTCGATCGTCTCGTTGCCCAGGCCCCGATGCATTAGACGGAGCTTGGCAAGTTCCCAGGCGGCGTTGGCGAATGGCTCCGCACGCGGGCCTTCTTGCACCACGACGCCCGGCCTACGGCGGTAGGGCTGAGCGGGTCGAAAACGTGCCGGGCGTTGTGGCTCATCGAAGGAAAAATGATTTTCGCCGGTCCGCTTTTTGTGCTTCTTCTTGTGTTTTTTCGCCGGTTCAGTCGCTGGCGAAGGATACACGGCGGTTGATTGCGCGAGGCGCGGGCCGTCAACGAACGCCCGGCGCATCTCGCCTTGGATCGCCCCGACATTGCGGAACGGCGTGCGTGCGCCACAAATCACCGGGCGTGCCCGCGCATGAACGAGGGTATATCGATCGTCTTCGACTTTCGCCACCTCCCACCCTTCGCGCCGCCAGTGATACAACGCTTCTTCGATTTCTTTGATCAAGTTGCCCTCGCTCATGGCTATGGAACACGCAGGTTCGTATCCGGCGGTGCTTCGGTCAAGGTTCAGAATACAGCGTCATTGACTCCGGCGACGATCAACTTCGTTAGATTGCTAAGCTGGAAATGCAGATACTCGTGTTGCTTGGTCACAGCAAGGAACTTGTTGCGGATCAGTGCAAGCCGATTACGGATCATCGCCAGAGCCAAGACCTCATCATCGGCCTCCACATACTTCTCTACGGTGGTTGCAGTCAGCGCCCGATTATAGTGCTCCAGGTAATGCTTGCGACGAGCACCCCTGACTGCAATCTCACGGATTTCCAGCAGGCCGAGGATCGCTTCAAGCTCTTGAAGCTGTCGCCAACGATAGCCGACGATGCCCGGCAACCGCTTTTGGATGTCCTCGACGCGCATGCCGCGCAGCGCCGTCATGTCGATCTCGGCGCTAGCGGCTGCATATTCATCTTCGAAGTAATCACTGGCATCGAGTATCGCCGTGGTGTCCGTCGGATCATTGAATATGTGCGCGTACCATGATCTCAATCTTCAAAATCCTCTGGTTCATCCGCATCGTCCTCGTCGGCGAAGACGGTGGCAAACGCGGAAGCCATATCGGGGTCTTCATCGATGATCGAGGCGCAATCGCCGGCCTCGAAGCCATAGTCCTGGAATGCCTGGAGAATATCCTCAGCAATCGCCGGACGCTTACCGTGGGGCACGTTGTCGCGCACCACCTCCCAGATATCGAGAATAACCTGCGCTTCACTCGACATTTTCAGGCTCCTGTTCAATTTCATCGACTTCAACATTGACGGCAGGGCCGGACTTATCGTCCTGCCATTCGGCCATCACCATGTCAAAGAACTCGGGCGTCATTGCCTTGCGAAACAATTTATGTTCGGTGCCGTCCTTGCTCACATATTTGTAGCGATTGCCGTCCTTGACGAAGACGGTCTTTTCGAACAGGTCGAACAGGCCCGAGTACCGTGACATCCCTGATGCATACGGTATATGCAGTTCGACCTCCTCGAACGGCTTTGCATAGCGCGTCTTGACGCACTTAATTTTCGCGCGGATACCAGCTACGTCGGTGATCTTGTTGCCGTGCTCGTCTTCTTTCAACTTGCGCTTGTTCATCGACACGACGATCGAAGACGCGAAGAGAAATCCAGAATTATGAGATGCAATGGCATTTGCCCCGATTAGATAGTGATTTTCTCCGGCAACCTCGATGTCATAAACCGGCACAACATCATGCTGGAACGTCTTTTTCAAAACCGTTAACTTTTTCATAGTCAATCCCATGTAAAATACAATGTTTTTCAATTGCGCTGATACAGGCCGCAAGTAGCGCTGGTCTGTCGCGACGGCGTCTATGCATCGGTGTATTAGCCGTGTTCACGCCGACGCGCCTTTGATGCTCACAGCGCAAGCGCTCGCTCTCTTCGATGGGATGCCCTTTCTTTAGCCAGCTAGCGGAAGACATCACATCAGGCGGGTCAGAAGGCTAAGATATTCACGCCTTCCGCGATATCATCGGCGGTTCTCCAAATCTGTCCGTCGTCGCTGTCTACCAAGAACTTGTGCTCGGGGCTGCATTCAATTATTTCGCCGTCCGATAGTTCAAGCCTGTACGTTGGTTTATTGAAATTCCAGCGATGTGTAACAGAAGCATCACCAAACAGTGTCTTCACCTGATCATCCAGATGCACATCTTCAATCGCACGCATCGATCCGTCAGCCATATGGACCAACGTGTCTGCTTTCAAGCAACCACCCGAGATCACATCATCCGGGCTGTATAGGTCTTGCGACTTATACGTATGATTGGTCGCCACCAGTCCAATCTCATAGCCGGCGAACAGCCGAATGCAGTTGGCCACCAGCATTTTCAGCATCTTCGCCTTGATGCCTTTGTCGCCTTTCAGTTCATTCTTGTCGAACTGATCGATCTCCGCCTGTGTTTGCACGACGCCAAGAGAATCAACGACAAACAACACCTTGTTCTGCTGCTCGCGCGGGGTGTCTTTGTTCGCCTCAACATAATGCTTCGTGAATTCGCGGACGACATCCGCCACTTCGTCGATGGTAGACACCACCTCTTTCGTGAGGTTGGGATGATCGGTGTCGATGCCGAGATTGCGCATCCAAGTTTGCTTCAGCGCATCTTCAGTGTCCATCAGCACGACGTAGATGCCTTTGGCCAACGCGTCGCGCACGATATTACCCGAAACGATATAGCTTTTGCCGCTGTTATGGCTAGAGATACCATCGCCCCAATAACGATGATTGGGATGATCGATCTCGAAGTCATAGCATTCCTGGTCGTCCGCCGTGCCGACCAATGTGACCAACTTATCGCCGTCTATGGTGCGAATGATGTCGCCGCGATGGAGATCGCCTGCTGGCACCCACTGGCTGTCGTGCCGCTGCACAAGGTGATTGTGGGCACAAACACTGCGCAAGCCATTGACGGTCTCGATGACCACCATCGGAAGCACACCTTTGTCCCACCAGGAGATGATTTTTTGCCACCCATCGGGTGTGTCGATCTCAAGCGCGATGTCATCGCGCTGAAAGAGATGCCGCAATCCGCCGACGGTGACATTCACCGGCATTCCCGCATCCAAACGGACGCGCACGGTGGCGTCAGCCGGCAGACAACCGCTCTCCCCAGCAAACACGGTCACGGCACCGAGCGGCACACCGCGATCAAAATGGCCGGAGATCATCTTGTTCAGGGCGTAATTGCCGGTGTCGATCCAGGTGATCGGATCGGAAAAGCCGCCGCGCAATCCTAAACGCTTATTGCGATCTTTACGTATTTTGGAGAAATCAAACGCTGTCATTATTAATCAAACCCTCGGCTACATCTGAGATCATAATATCTCTAAATCGATCTATCAAGTTTACGCCGACGACATTGGCGAAGCGCTGTAAAGCTAGAACAGCGGCCTCTTCGATATTGGCCAGTCGTTGGTGGCCGTTACCAGAAGCCACCATGCGCATCGTCGGGCTTTCCGCCAGCCCGAGAATGTGGGCAAGCGCCACATGCGTGAGTTCGTGTTCCTGACATAGGCGCAGAGTGTCATCGCGGTAGCCGTGTTCTGCTGCCGTCTCCCTATAACTGTCGGTGTCTTCTGGCATGCCGCAGATCGTAGCACCGTCGTGGAGTGTTATGCGCGTGCTATCGGGAAAAAACTCGACGCGGTTCGCACCGAACGTCAACATCAATGTCATGTGTCACCAAAAACACAGGCGCGGAACAGTATTGCCCGCGCCATTCGGAAAAAGTCCGTGGGGAAACTCGCTCCCCACGGTTCAAATTGTCTTTTTAGCCTCGGTTAGCCGTGCGCTGCCGCAGTCTTGCTAATAAATCCTGCGGTTCGGAGTCGGCACGGGCCGCTACCGTCGGCCGGTTTTCCACGGCTTCAACTTCCTCGTCCAGAGTTGTTGTCGTCGTCGGCTCTGAGACGTAGGGTTGTTGTGGCTGCATCGGTTTCGATGCTACTGCCCGCACCGCACTGTCAAGGGCATCGGCCGCCTCCGACGCCATACGGCCACCACCAAACGGCCGATAGTAGCTGCCAAACGACGCGTAGTCGAAGGGTTCTCCCGCGACCGAAGCCTCGAACATCGCCCTGATGACTGCAACGCCGTCGGCATCGGGACGAGCCCCCTTAAACTCCTTCAGGTCCCACAGGCCGTACTGCTCAATCGCCAACATTTCCGACTCAGTGAGTGCCCGCGAACGCCGCGCCCATTCACTGGTATCATAATTGTTGTACTCCCCCTTCCGTGTCTTGCGGATGCGGAAGTCGCAGCCATTGAGATAGTCGGTCGGCAGGTTCTCCATGTCTGGATCAACCAGACCGGCCTTGATCTTCTCCAGGAGCGCGCTGCCCAGGACAAAGCGACGGATTGGGTTCTCTGGCGTGTTCGCCTCAACAAGCGGCGACGAGACGACAAACCCTTGGGTGATGTAGCTCCGCTTCTTGTAGTACTTCCGCGCCTTGTCCCTTCGTTCGTCGTTCCACCATGGCCGCGTCGCGGCGATGATCGGACAAATGTCACCGAACATATCAACGCAAGGCACGGTGACCGTCACCAAGCGATCGGTGGGATAATCGCCGCCGACAACACCCTGAAAGGGCAGCCGAATGGTCTGCCGCGCAATCCAGAAAAACGGATTGTTGTTGTCCTTGTCGGGGAGAAATCGCAAGGTAGCCGCTGCATTTTCCGGAATGTCCCAGAACGGGTAGGATGCGTTATCGCCTCCGCTAGAGGCGGATGCTCGGTTGCCGTTTTTCTTTTCCGCTTCCTCCCGGATGCGGGCGCGCAAGGCTTCAAGTTTAGAATCTGCCATAAAGTATTTGCCTTTCTAGTTTGCCAATGAAATTTGCCTGACACCGATCGTTTGATCAACGTCGGCGTATTTATCGGTGCAGTTATTGTCTGCACTGACAAGAACAACCTAACCCAATTGTGATGTCGATTTCAAGAAGTTTATCAGAGGAATAACTTGATGACGGAGACCGCTGGCGGCTAGTTCCGGATGCGCTGCACCGAGTATCTTCCACATCACTTCTTCAAGACGTGAGTTCGGGCCGGAGGCCACCTTGTGGATTTGCGGCAGACGGAAAACCTTGGTGAACAACACGTCCATGTGGTCGTCGATCAGGCGTATCTGCGTCTGATCCTGAAAGCGAACTCCGTCGGCAATCGATGCATTCGCTATCGGCGGCAATAAAAAGATCAAGTCATAGCGGCCGAGGAAAAGGTCATTCACCAAAAAGCGATGCATATCCTGTAACACCAAACGCTGCCGCCGATCGCTCGGATCAGCGTATAGACAGGCGTAAAAATACGGACTGATAGTCCCGCTGTCGCAGACGATGAACTTGATGTCGGCCGGTACGGCGTCTTCGATTTCCTGTTGATATAGTCGGGTACGGTATTGCTCCCAGATTGAGGTCATCGGGCCGTTCTTGGCGATCTCACCTCTGATCCATTCAGGCACAAGTTCGGTGCTGCGGCCTGCCTGTTTCAGCGCGGCGAAAACCTGCGTCGCCAGCGTGCTTTTGCCGGAAGTGGGCGCGCCCACAAAAACAATGCGCATCGTTATTGATCCTAGATAAGTGCGATAAAACTAAAATCCCCGCCGAAGGCGAGGATTGTTTATATCCGATCAACGCTTAGCGCGGCTATATCATTCAGAATTCAGTGGCTCCTCAACATCAAAGCCGAAATAGCTCAGACCCTGGAACTTGGTGCCTGGAAGCTCTCGCTTAATCGCGGTCAACGAGCGCGACAACGCCACGTTAAAGCTGGACGCAGACTCGCTATAGGCTCGCTGATGAACCGTGCCGTTGACCTCAACAACTCTGACAACAAACTTGTAGCGCATTGCTGCCATGTAGCTGACGCGCGATGGCCGTGCAAGGACTAGCGCCCTAAGCGGCGACGCCTGCCAGCAACCGGAGCCGCGTCAGCCCGTGGTCGCCGCCTTCAGTGACCTGTTCGGTGACTTGTTGCTCATGGTCATCTTCATTGCTGGGAACCACCGCCTTGCGAATTTCACCAGACAAAGAATCGGTCTGATTTTTACTCGGCAGCAGCACGTCTTCGCGTGTCAGATCGCCATTCGCTTCCTCCGCCAATGGCGCATCGCTCTCGTCTTCGACCATTTCGCGCAAAACGTGATCGGGCATAAAGCTGTCGGCCCAGTCGAGGAACTCCCGCACCACCGGATTGCTGCCAAAAATACTTAGAGGAGCAGCACCGCACGTAATGCGTCGGCCAATCGGATCGTGGACCGAGCCACCAGCATCAACATGCCGGGCAAGCGATAACGCCGCGCCTAAATCGGCGGTGGGGAACTGCATGCGCTGACCATCCGCGCCTTCAATAAAGATACTGCCGATGTGCTGCGTCCGGGTGCACTGGGCCACCGGCCGTGTGTGATGAACGATCACCTTGGCGTTTTCGAGCAACACGTAGCTCGATTTCGACGTGCCATAAATGCCCTTACACAGGTTCATAAGATTTCCCTCCGAGACCGAAACAAGGTTTTGATAATCCTTGGGGTCGATCTCTTTACCGTACTGTTTTGGTTCAAACGTCATATTATATTTAGTGGCCACCGAACGCAGTGACTGCAACAGCCCTTCAATATCATTCACGCGCGTCGATTTACCGAACAACAATCCGATATGCGAGTCGTCATCGGCGTCAATGACCGAGACCAGGATGTTGGGTGACGCGGCAAACATGCGCCGGGCCTCGGACGGCTCGGCGACGGCCATGCCGTCGGCATCGAACATTTTTACGACATAGTCGTACTCCAAAAGGACTTGAAATACTTCCTTAGCGGCACCGGCGACATTCATGAGAGGGCCTACGAACTTTTGCATATTTATTGTTACGTGACACAATGAATAAATCGATGCATGAAGACACTTATCGCCGGGATGGCTTTTATATTGTGCTCAGCACAAGCGGCACCACCGATTACCCCCAATCCGCTCCTTACACCCGGCGCCTATATTCAGCCGCCGACACCGCTTGACGTGCTGTGCAAGCCTGGGCACAGCGCCGAGATGCGCGATGTCACGCAGGCGACTAAACGTCAAGTGTTTCAGGAATATGGTCTCGCAAATCTGAGCGATGCCGAGCGGGCCGCCTTCGAGGTCGATCACCTCATTCCGCTCAGCCTTGACGGTTCAAATGATTTAAAGAACCTGTGGCCGCAAAGCTACAGAACCCAGCCGTTGAACGCGCACCGTAAGGACATGCTGGAACTAGTGCTGCATGTTATGGTTTGTCGCCATCAGCTTGACCTACTCACGGCCCAGCACGCGATCGCGACAGACTGGGTGACAGCCTACAACCACTATGTGTTGCACCAGCCCTGACATTGATTGACAAATCGTTCAAACCTGATAATATCGCCGGAGATGGAGCTACCCAGAATGATCATTCTGAAAAATCTTACCGAGATCGTGCTGGCAAAGCGCCAGCAGATCACCGAAGCCGAAGAGGCCGAAACCGCACTGCGCAAGGAGCTTGATGGGCTGGGCACCGAGCCGACCGTCAGCTTTAAGGGTCCACAGGCGGCGACCGATCTTTTGGATTGGCTTGACGCAACCGGCTGAGGGGAACGGCGATGAGCGTTTCATTTTGCGGCTATGTTTGGAACGGAAATGGCCTCGATTTCCCGCCCGAGATCAGCAAGCGTCTGCCGGAGTCAATCATGCCGGTGCACGGGACGCCGGAGTTTCAGGATTGGTATAATGGCGAGGGCGATCAGTCGCGCTTTAGCAATCCCGACTATGATCCGCGCCTGACCGTCAATCTAAACCAGCGCAATGCCCGCTACGTGCTGAACGAGCTTGGCTTCCTCGCGGATCAAGACGGCGAGTTGAGTGGCGTTATGGCACTCGACAGCTTCGTCATCGGCGTTTCTGAAGCCATCCGCCGGTTGGGCAACGAACGGGAGCCCGGTTTTGGCAGCTACATCGAGCGCACGCCGGGTAGGATGATCAGCATCAACTGCGGCATACCCGACGGCTACCTGAACGACCGGCTCGCAAGCCTGCTGAGGCTGGCCGAAGCCGCGAAAGAGTATGGTGCCACCCTTATCGGGTGGGACTAATAAAGCCGCCATCGACCATGCCCAAGCCCGTCACACTCGCCGACATGCGCGCTGCGCAGATGGAAGCCGAACGTCTCGTTGAGCAACACGGCTTTCACCGGTTTGGTGCGACGGCGTCGCGCACCGCCTACACAGACGGCGGAAAGGCCGTGACGTTGCCATCACGCAAGCGCTGGGCGCACCGCGACGGCTTGCGCGTGACGATTGGCCGTGACACGACATATTTCTATCAAATGGTCGGCAAGCAGCCGGTGACCGTGGCCGTGCTGAAAACCCTTGAGACGCTCGCCCTGCGGCGAACACTGAAGCGGTTGTTGATGTTGAGGTAGAAGATCGAATGCAGGAACTTGCTGAAAACACGCCGAGGTTGGCGATCCCGATCCCGAAGATGCTGCGGGTGCGCCCGGTTGACCGACGCGGCTATCCGATCCCGTTCATCGTCGTGATCGACGGCGAGGGGCGCCCGCAATTTACAATCAACAACCAAAAAGCGGTGCACGAGTGCATCACACGGCGGCTGTGTGGCCTCTGTGGACGGCGGCTAACCCGAAACGAGGTATGGTTTATCGGCGGAACCCGGTGCTTTACGGACCCCAATGGGGCATTCGTTGATCCGCCATCACACGAGGAATGCGCCCGCTACGCGATTCGCGTCTGTCCGTATCTGGCCGCACCGTCCTATGGTCGCCGAATTGACGACAAGCTTCTCGGCTCGATGCCAGCGGGCTTCCCGACACTTGTCAAGGACATGCGCATGCCGGATGACCGACCTGACGCCTTTGGCCTCGGCATGGCGCACAGGTACACGATCATCCCGGAACCGGGCATGCCGTTGTTCCGCGTCAAGAATTGGGTTGTGTTCGAGCGCTGGCGACACGGCCAGCGCGTGACTGAAGCCGCTTAAGAAAGGCCGTCTACATTGGGGGCATGCGCGTGCGTTTGATAGACCTAAAAGGCAAAACCTTTGGCCGGTTAACGGTTAAAGGACTGGATCGCGACTCACACGCGAACAGTGGCGCTATGTGGAAATGCGAGTGTGTATGCGGCGGTAAAAAAACAGTCTCCGGCCATCACCTGCGAAACGGCTCTACAAGCTCATGCGGTTGTCTGCGCCGGGAGTCGCAGACCCGAAACATCATGGCCGCAAACAAGGCGGGGCTCAATCGAGGCCCCCGGGCGGCGCAGCCTGGAGACATAGTCCTAGCAGTGGGCAAGCAGAGATTTGTGCTATCACCGTCCGAGGCACATCAACTTAAAAAGCGTTTGGACGAGGTTCTATCCGATTAACAGGAAAAAGGTTGTAGTCTAATGACAGATGTTAAAGATAACGTGGGCAGCGTTGCGCGAATCCGTAAAGGAATGGAACGAGTGCTCAAGGCGTTAGAGAATGATGATACAGTGGGCAAACATGAAGTCGTGGAGATCACCGGGGCGCTCTTTGCCATGTTGTTCGAGACCATGGAAAAAGATGGCCGCATCATTGAGAGCTTGACGACATTGAACCTCGCGCTCTCACAGAGAGCAACGTCGGATGAAGTGATGACCGTGACGATCCAATAGGGGTTCAGGAGACATCGATGCATACGTGTAGATTTTGCGGGGGTTGCGTCGAATAGCATATAGCTCGGGGCGGTGCCACCCGAACTTTGTGACCTCTCGCCTCAAGTCCACGATTCTAAATAGCAGATGTTTCTATTTGAAGTCTTGCAACGGGACCGCACGCTGGCGGCGACATCGCGATTTCGTGAGACCTTCAAGATATTTCAGACCGGCTATCCGGAACTCGGCAAAGCACTATTCGAATTCGTCAAGTTCCGATTGGCCAACAATATCCCGTTCGGGCCAAAGGATCGTCCCTTCAACAACAAACTTCGCGGCTACTGGCACTACCATCTGATCCACGGCCGCGCCATCGTGGTCTACCAAATCAATCAACATGAACTTAAATTGTTTTGCGTGACCGATCATAGCTACACGCAGCCGCGTGGCGTGGATCGGCTAGCCGGTTATCTGCAACAGCCCAACGTCACGTTCAGCGAGTATAACATCGACTCGAAGCGAACGCTGTCGCCTGCTCAGGTCAAAGACATCCGAGATTTATTCTTTCTCCTGGCGGCTGATCGCGAGGCCCGTGCACATGTCAAGAGCTTCGCCGATTTGCTGGACTATGTGCGCGCCGTCATCGACGAGCCGACGTGGTCGGAGCGCGAGAAGGACGCAGCCGCGCTCGCCGCGTTCGGCGGTAAAGACGCGATGCTAAAGATGTTGAACACAGCCTTGCGCCAGACAGCAATTCATGCTTAAGCTCACGTGTTATTGAGCAGTTTTTTTAAGTGAAAGCGAATTCTTATGCAAATCGAACAAACTATCCTGCCCTCTGGGCTGGTGGTTCTGACCAGCCCGTCTGCCTATCTTGATTCAGCGGCCTTTGGCGCATTTGTAAATGTCGGCTCTCGTCATGAGACGGTCGAGCAAAACGGCATCGCGCACATGACCGAACATCTGCTTTTTAAGAGAACTTCGACGCGGGATGCGCTCGACATTTCCCGTGAGATCGAAGTGCTCGGCCTGGAGATCAACGCCTTTACCTCTACCGACATGACCGCCTATCATTGCACTGGTCTCGGATCGCACATCGACGATTCGATCGAGATCATCGGTGACATGCTGACCGATTCGCAATTTGCGCCCGAAGATATCGCACTCGAAAGCGGCGTGATCCTCCAGGAGATTAGCCGCCACGACGACTCGCCCAGCAGTGTCATGCACGATGCGCTACAGGCCATATCGTATCCCG